ATCAAGTTCATAACTTGTTCTGGTTCAATATCGTGTTTTGCGTAGTCTGCAGAATCTACAGTATTAATCATCATAATATCTTCATCAGTAAAAATATCACTCGGACTTATAGTTTGTGATATAGTTTCTACATTCGAACGTGCTCCTCTAAATTGTGTTGATGTTTCGTCTTCTACACCGGATTGTGAGTCATGGTGGTCTGTATGTATTTTAAAACTTGGTTTTCCGTGTGCAAAATCAACTAGAACTGGCATTACGTCACCACTTGCGTCTGGTTTTTTAACAGAAAATTCTTTATCCCCGTATTGTATCACATGTGAACCTATAACATCAATTCCATAACTTTCAAGATAATTTTTCATTCCTAAGGCTGATACCACACCGTCTAAGTCTTGATGGAAATATATCTCAGCCTTAGAGTACCTGTCTGCTAACTTATTAATATCTCTAATACCACTTTCATTTAGAAGTGTTCCGTTAATATTTTCTAATTGTTGTTCTGTTATCTCTATTTTCATCATATATAAATAGTTTACAATCCTTCTATAAATCTTTTGTATTCTAATTCCCTTCTAGGTTTATGACCTGGCATACTAACTCTATATGTTTTAATACTTTCTGCGGCTTTATATAGTTTATTTCTATCAATAGTTTGTGACTTTTTTAATAAAGCTATTACATCTGACCTTCTTATGCCACCTGCTCCACCATTATAAGATAAGGATAATAAGGCATCAAACATACCTTGTGTTATTAATATATTTAGACCTTCGTCTTCCCACACACTAAAAATCTTTCTTAATTTATCAGCATGATAAGTAGAATCTTCTCTTAATAACTCATCCGCTTCAATTTTACAATTTTTACCATCTCCTAAAATATCATCTTTTTTAACCCCTTCAGTATGCCCATAACCAATTGTCCATTTACCATCACCAATATCATAAGCTTTACATTTTAAACTTTCCTCATCTCTAACATGGTCCCAGTACCATTGTGAGGCTCTTAGCTCCGATGCCTTCTTAAACTGTGATATATCCAATTGTTCTGAAAGTAGTTCTAGTTGTGTTTCTGTAATTATTATACGCATAAAAAAGTCGTTTACAATAAATATAATCATAAACGACTTCCTACATACCGTACTCTCTTATTCTAGACAACTAAGATATCTTTCTCCTCTATCACATAATATGTTAATTCCATTAGTTTTATTAATCATCTATTTATCCCAAAACAAAAATTCGTTTCCCTTTTTATCATCACCTTTACAAATCTTTTTGCTTGTATAATCTTCAAATATAAATGGCAACCATGCGTGAATCAATAATGCTAGTCCACATTTTGTTGCAATCAACCAGTGTTTCCAATATCCAATATTTTTATCTTTTAAGTGTTTAATCATTAGTCCACTATTTCTACACTAAATTTGTCTCCTTGTTGAATTTTTTCTACAATCTCTAACCCTTCTGTTACTTTACCAAAACATGTATGTTGTTTATCTAAATGTTGTGTCCCTTGTCTGCTATGACAAAGGAAGAATTGTGAACCTCCTGTATTTCTACCAGCATGAGCCATAGATAGGACACCTTTATCGTGGTATTGGTTGCTACCATCTAATTCACAATCAATTTTATATCCCGGACCTCCGGCTCCATTTCCATCAGGACAACCACCTTGAGCTACGAAGCCAGGGATTACTCTATGGAAATTAAGGTCTTTATAAAAACCATCTTTTGCTAATTTAACAAAATTATTTACTGTATTGGGTGCGTCTTTTTCATAGAACTCTACCACCATAGTTCCTTTATTTGTGTTAATTTTACCTTTCATTTTTTAATTTATTTATTTCTCTGTTTATATACCAACTTGCTTTTTCCAAGTCTTCTAACATATCTACCTTATTTCCAGCTCGAGATACATATTTTATTGTGTTACCTAAATTAAACCCCAACTTCCATGCTTCTATAACTTTAATAGCCTCATATGGGTTGTCTTCTCCACCGTAATGAGTTGGATGGTCCACCATTTCATTTTTTCTAGATTCTTTTCTATTAAATTCTATAACTTCTTCTTGTGTTGGGTGTTTATGTCCCGTTAACTCTTCATAATACGGATTTTGTTCTCCTGTTTGTGGGTCGTGTGTGGGTATATCGTAACCAGGTACAGAGTTAACAGCTGGATTTACCATTTGTTTATTTTTTTTCATTTCTTTTTATTTATAAAATCTTTAACTTTTTTATATGGTGAGTTATGTAAAAGTTTATTCTCATATTTTTCATATATATAATTTTTAATTTCTTCTACCTCTACAAAATTACTATTACATACACTTACTATTTCTATTTCCGTTTTATCTTCCTCGGGAAATATCAAAACTTCATAACCACTCTTATCACTAATATCTAAGGCAAATTTTTCTACGTCTCCCCCAATTCTTAAGGTCGTCGATTTGGATAATTTAACTATCATTAGTGGCCTATACTTTTCTAGTAATAATTCATTTGCTATTCTTTCAGTATTAGTTATGTCTTTACTCATACTTAAAGTTAATTAATAGTAAAAATATTGTCAAGATGTGAAGGGAAATTTAATTACGACAGAAAGGAGGGAATCCTTTTATGGGTTTATAGAAAACTTTAGAAATATCTCCGTCTTGTAAATATAATCTTGTATGAAGGTCTAATTCTTCAACTACATCTCTAATTACTAATTCAGCCATTATCTCCATTAATTGTGGTGGGGATAATGTGGGGTCTCCTATTTTTTTATGATTAATAACTGCTTGTTCCGCTACCATAAAATAAAATTTACTCATATCTACCTTATTGGTACCGAACATATCTTTCCTTGCCTCTTTATCTTTCTTAAAGAAATCTTTAAGTTTTTTTACATAAATCTGAATGTCGATATCCATATTTATAAATATCAGCTTAAATTATATTTTTTAATATTTCTTTTGGGTACATAAGATGTTTTATTTTCTTTTTTAAGAATATCATAAATTTTTTGTGCTGCTACTTTAACATCTTTCAAGTCTCCTTCAATCTTTTTCTTTCCTTTATAAATCATTACTTCAAAAGTACTAGGTGTAGTAGTCACCTTTCCCTGCCATCTCTTACTAATAGATTGTGTAATTTTTTGTCTTACTTCATAATTCACCATTTTACAAATATGGTGTCCTCTTTTTTCCATCATTGTTTTACTTCCCATAATTTTAATTTATTTTTTATTAGTTAATACTCGTCCAATTAATATTCAGTGACCCACCTGTAAGTACTTGTGCAACTGCTTTTGATTGATAGTCATTTTTTAGGTTTTCTGCTTCTTCCGTCTTACCAAAAAGTTTTAAGTCTTCATACCTAAAATTATTTTTAATAAATAATTCTAGTTGTTTACCGGACAGGATTAGGTGTACATTTCTTACCACCCAGTCTTGGAAGTCATATGTGTCCCAGTTTGAATTTTCTTTTGTTTCCATAATACAAATGTACAAATTTTTTTTTAATCAAACATGCTAGTTATGAAAATCTTTTCTTCACTTGTTAACCCACCATACCAACTGTTAAATTCTTCTCCTTTTTTAGTTTGGTAACTTTCTATTAAGTACTTGTAGTTATCCCCAGAAATTTTACCAAATATATTAGTATCTTCTTTAACATTTCTTTTTGGGTTGGTGAAAAATAACATTCTAACTTTTTCACCTAACTCCATATCGTTTGGTATTGTATCGACCAAAGATTTAATCTTTTCAATACTTAAAGTTCTTGGGTAGTCTGTTGTGTTCGAGACACTACTAGATGTGTATGCTGTTCCCGCTCCATATTCTTTAACTTGTCTTAGTTCGTTTAATGTTCTTTTTTTAATTTTACTCATATTATTTTTATTTAAATTTTCTTTAATTTTATTAATAATTTATTATTACCAATTTCAAAAGGTTCTTCAATTAACCTATCGTTAATCTGTTTTTTGATATGATTAAAATTAATATTGGACCAATCTTCTCCTATAAATTTCTCATTAATTTTCCCAAAACCATCTTTTCCAATCTTATCCCAATCATCAACACATATTAAACATTCATTTTTAAAATTATTATAAATATGCATTATTTCTTCTTCTAAAGGAACTTGTTCAACAGCGTTAGGAATTAAACCATCTCCTCTGTGGGCTGTATTTTTTCCCCTCGCATAACTCCACCCTCCTTTCCATTCTGAATTTTCCCAATCAACATTATCATCTCCACTCCAATGAGCATCCAAGAAAAAAAATACTTTTTTATCTTCTATAGATAAATTTAACTCACGAATTAAACCACCATCTAAAATCTTAGAACTATCTCCTAAATGACATACCACATTTTTATTATTTTTAAATCTTCTTTCCGCAACTTTAAATAACCCTTCATCTAATTCTATAGTATGAACCTTATTAAAATGTCTTATTAGAAATTTTGTAGTATCACCTAAATATGTACCAGTTTCAACAGCGGTTGTGTAATCCTTACCTATGTAAGGTAAAATTTCTCCCCAATTACCACCTTCAAATTCAGAATTAGAAGGTATTTCTGCTTCTATCTTACTTGGTGGTGTGTCATGTGTAGTATTATTTTTATTAATATCTGCATCAAAAAAGAACATGTGCCATAACCTACCTGTAGCTATACTATGTCCAAAATACCCACATGAACTGTGGATAGCACGACCATCAAAAATAACCATTCTATTGTATACATTACCCATCACATCAATATCTTCATATAAGGTCCCATCACAAAAAGTTTCCTGTTGGGGGAAATAATCTAAGACATTGTCGCTTTGGGATGAATGATATATTTTTGATTTTTTATTTGCGACAATTTTAGTCCCTGTTTCAAAAGGGGCGTCTGGTGTTAAAAATACCATAGCAGCCCACTGTTGGGCATCACAATGATAGACTTGGGGTGGTATACCATCTCTTCCTCCAAACCCAGCTTGAAATACTCCACAAATAGAATAAACATCAGCCCAATTTGTAATTTTGGCACCCATTATAGATTCAATTTTTTCTTTTACACCATCAAATATAAATTGTTTTCTAGTTCTCCAACCAACACCACCATGTCCATCCTCCCAATAGTTTTGATTTAACGCATAATTTCTAACCTCATCTGGGTTTTCGTAAAAATTGTCTACGGTCCACACCCTCTTATTGGGGGTTGGGTTCGTTTTAAATTCATTTGATTCTATTACTCCCCAATCCGAATCTATATTACTATCTTTCATATTATTTTTTTGTTTTTATTAATCCTTCATTTATTTTATTTACCTTCTTAATTAGGGTTTTCTCCATGGATATTATTGTTTTTTCTAGGTTTAAGATTTGTTTCTCTACCTCTAGTATAATCTCTCTTTGTTTTCTTGATGATTTTGCTTCCAAAATTAACCAGGCAAAAGCTATGATTTCTACAATAAATAAAGATATTAGTAATGTTTTCTCAATCATCTTCCAACCTCTTTTATATATTTCTCTTGTGTATCCTCCCAAGATAAATCAATTACATCCCAATAAAATAATTGTTCTGGTTTAATTCTGTCTTGGTCATACATATTTTTATATCTTCTAACCGCTTTTTTCTTCCACCATCTTTCAGTATATGGTACGTCTTCTTCAAATTTTTGTTTTAATTTTAAAGCTTTTTCTTCTATCTCCCCTCTCAAGAATTCATTACCATTTTCATACATCATTGCAATATAAACCCCTCTCTTGAACCCGTGGTCATATTGTGAAGGTTTTATACCACAATGCTTAAAAACCTTGTTAATGACATTCTGTTTAGGCCCTGTAGCGTTTATTGCTTTCTTATGTTCTTCTGGATGGTTTTCTTTTAACCAAGTATTCCAGGGTAAATAAACCTCATCATCTGGTTTTAATCTAACTTGCCCTGTAGTCTCTCCAAGTGTTTTAAAATGAGGCATTCCGTTGTACATTGAGTGTACTCCATATAATGATGTGGTTCCTACTGCAATTAATTTATCTCCATATTTTTCTTCCCATGCATCTCTAATAACCTTACATGTAGTTAATGCAGCAATTAATTTACCCATTAACATATTATAACCACCTGGTTGTGTACTACATATAGTGGTAGCAATTGCTGTACAATTTAATTTATGTTGGTCGAATTTATTAACTTTATCCCACCCTATATAGGCATCTCTTACTTTAATACTGGTAACGTCAGACCCCAAACAAATCAATCCTAGGACTTTATCCGTTTTCCTATCTCTAACCCAGAATTTCATATTTCTTCCCGGATTTGCAACCCATTCCATTGTATGGATAAGTTTACGATAGTTTACCCATTCAGTAACACCTTTTCCTGGTTCTGCTAGTTCTACATAAGGCTCTAAGTCTTCAATTTGTTTTATAGTCTTTTCTAAATTATCTAAATCTGATGGTAACCATAGATTATATCGGTATGTGTATAATTTGTTCTTTATCTTGGCCATCTTACCACCCTTATTCATTTCTTGCCACTTTTTATAAAGTGTTTGTTCTTCTACAGACATTTCTTTAAGCATGTCTAAATTATCGATGAGTTTTTGTTTTGCCTCGTCAAAATTGAAGGTCCCTTGTTCTTTTATATTGTCAAATAATGTCATTTGTGTGTTCATGTTATAATAATAAAAATATTTATGTGTTATTTCAAGTTTTGTTGACTTCTATCCCCCATATATTTATGCTTAAAGAAAAACTATGGCCTGTAAAAATTGTAAATCTGCTAAATCAATGGAAACTTTAAATCACCTGTTGTCAAATCCCCCTGTTTTCGATAGTGAGAAAAATAAAGAGCGACTTATTAAAAACGTATGGGATAAAACTGGGGGTAAACTTAAGATGAGTGAGCGGTTAATTCTCCTTATCTTGTGCTGGTTTCCATTAATTATAGGTTATATAACTATAGTTAGATTTCTCATTTCTATATTTTAAAATTATCTTTTTTCTCTAAGCTTTTTAAAATTGATTGTTCTTCAGTTGTAAGTTTCTTAGGCATTACAATTTGTGGACTAATTATTAAATCTCCTACTCCATGTTTCGTTCTCATTCCTTTACCTCTTACATTAAAATTCCTTTTAATATCACTTAATGGTGGAATTTTAATACTTATTGGTCCTGTGAAAAATGGAATTTGTATATGCGTTCCTACTAACATTTGTAAAATAGGTATTTTTACCTCATATATTATATCAGCATCTCTTACTGTAAAGTGTGGATGGCGTTCTATAACAACTTGGATGCCTAGGTCTCCTGCTACCCCATTTTCTATTTCATCTCCTAAGTTTCTAAATGTATAAAATTGGCCTGTCATTAAGTCAGTTGGTAATTTAAAGTCTACTGTGCTTTCTGTCGTTACTGTGCCTTTAGCTCCACATTCATTACATGCTTGTACTATTATTTTTCCACTGCCTTGACATTGATTGCAAACTTCCCTTCTAATTTGTCTAAAAAATGCATTCCCTACTACATTCTCAACATGTCCGTGGCCTTTGCATATATGACATGTATGACTATTACCTCCGGTACCCTTACAAGTTCCACACTTAACTTCTCTACTATATCTTAATTTTTTAGTGTGACCAAAAAATACATCTTCCAAGGATACGGTTAAAGGTATATTTAAATTTCGACCCTTTTTAACTTGTTGTTGTTGTCCTCCTCTATTAAAAAATTGGTTAAATAAATCATCCATATTTGGTCCTCCTCCATGGTGTTGTCTTCCATGAAAAGGATTACTTCTTTGATGGTCATATTCTCTTCTTTTTTCTTCATTACCCAATGTATCATAAGCTTCTGAAATTTCTTTAAATCTATTTTCATCACCCCCTTTGTCTGGATGATGAGTTTTAGATAAGTTTCTAAATGCCTTTTTTATCTCATCTGTAGATGAGTTACTATTGATATTTAGAGTTTTGTAATAATCTTTATTCATATGGTTTACGATAGAAATCGGTATAAAATTGTTTTATTTAAAACTGGTGAAAGAAATAAAGTCTTTTTTTCTTCCAACAATAAAAAAAGTATTTTAAAGAAATATACTAAATTTATTGAAGAAAAAAAGCCTAAATTTGTAACAGAATATATTTCTCGTAAAAAAGTAATGTTTGAGCTTGCAATTATTACTACAGAAAAATCTGAAGAGACTTTATATGTTAAAGATTCTTTAGGAAGAACTAAACAAATAGTTTTAGGGGATTCTAATTATAATTTTATAAAAATGTTACCTTACTGGAAAGAAGAAAAAATCTATGACCATAAATTAAAGTCTAAGATATCTTTTGAAGTGTTCATGGAGAAGTATTTACACAATAAAGATTTTAAACAAATTTTTACTCTAAATAATAAAGTTATTATACAAGAAGACGATTTATTTAATCTTTTTAGTTTAAAAACAGTAGCGGACGCTTTAAGGTTACTTACCATTATTGAGTTAGAGTTTTTAAATAGTGGAATATACGATTGTTTATTTGTTAGGGATACTAGTACTGTACAGAGAAAACAACTTTATAATTTACTAGAGTCGGTTGGGTATGGTAGAGAATTCTTAAGAAAACAATATACCTATTAATCTTTTATAAAAATAAATTCTGTTTCACTAATATCTATAGATATCTTAGATTGTGCCCTATCTACTTTTATTCTAACAAAATCCTCTATCTCTCTTAAAATTTCGTTAAATTTATCTGGATGTACTTTTAAAACTACTTGTGATGTTTTTAAATATGGATTGTCTTTTATCTTTTGTGCAATCTCTGCACAATCTTCTAAAACTTTAGAATGTTTTTGATTTTCTTCCATATCCCTTTATTTTCTTTTTGTGGGGTTTTTTCAGTGCTGTAGTATTTATCCAAAACTTCATGGATATTAGTTTTCTTTATCTCTTCTATTATTCTTTTTTTATGCTGGCGTACCTCCTGTTGGTCCTTCAATACTTCCTCGCGAAACCAGCTCTCTATTTTTTTCTTTTCCACCTAATTCTATATTATTCTTATTAAATTCAAAGTTTAATTTTCTTAAAGAGTCAACACTATTCTCCACAAACACCTTTTTCAATTCTAACATCTTTAAATTTAATAAATTATTTTTTTCTTCAATATCTTTATTCCATTTAATAATAGCTTTTATTTCTTCTACTAATACGTCGCATCCTTCCGAAGTAAATACATTAAAAAACGACACTAATTTATGTGTTTCGTTACTATTTCCAATTTTCATTTGTATTATTCCTCCTCTGCTAGAAATAATTTTTTTATCTTCCCATGTAATAGGTAATTTTAAATCTACCACCATAAAATCTTCATGCATTCTAACACTATTAAAAACATCCCCAAATTCTAATATGTTATTATATAATTTCATCTAATATATCCAATAAGTTAAAATATAGGATAGTGCAACCCCTAATAAAACTAATTCATCTCTTTTTAATTCGTAAGTGGTTGGTTCGGTGGCAAATAATTTTCTAATAAATAATAAAATATTCCTACTTATTACTAATAAGGAGAATATAAAAACTAATGTAAATCCCCAATGTCCCATTTATTTCTTACTTTCTTGTAAAATTTCTTTTCTTAGTGTTTGTAATACACCTTTTAATTCTTGTGCTGCTTTTCTTGCCCTAATACCTGCACTTTTATTTTTTTTGTCAAAAAATTTCTCAGCATCTACTTTAATTGCTGTTACAAGTGTTTCTAATTGTGTTAATGTTTCCATATTACTTTTCTTTCTCTTTACTTTGGTACGACTCCCACGTCACAACACTTGCGTTTATCATACTTAATTTATTTATTAGTTCTAGAGATGTTTTCAATTTCTCTTCAGTACTAATTTCAGTTTGATTCAAAATTCTTTCTAATTCTGTTTCTAGTTTTTGTTTTTGAACTATAAGTTCATTGTTTATTATACTAATTATTCTCATTGTGTAATTGTAAAAAAATATTACTTGACTGTCAAGCTCTCATTTAAAAGAACATACATTTCATATAGCATGTCTAACTCCGATTTAGTTTTTTCATTATGTACTATAAAAAGATGATTTAAAAATTCTTTAATTTTTTCCCGTTGTTCTTCATGTTTATTTGCATAAAAAGATTCATAAAAGAAATTAAAAAAATACTCATAGTGTGGGCCTTCTTTTTTAAAGAATATATTTTCTTTATTAAAATTATCTATAATTTTATCCCAACACCAATTAAAATGCCCCTTTATTTCGTCATCATTTTTAATTACATCTTTTCCTAAATAAGTTTCCACTACAACTATATATAGTGATTTTAAATAATCACCAAAGAGATTAATCTTTTCGATATGAATATTATTAACCTTAACCCATAAATTCATATCTTCACGACTTACGAGTTGTGTAACATATTTAAAAAATTGTTCTGGTAATAATCTTCTTCTTTCCATATCTTTTATAAATTTAAAGATAGGCAATAAGAGCAGTATAGGTAAAGTGATTTACTGGGTTTTTTCATTATAGGACCATAATTTCTTCATTACGTCCGTATCTATTTGTACACTTTCTTTTACTTGTTTAACTTTTTGTACGTCTGGGCTATATCCTCTAAGATTAGTCATTGCAGCTTTTTCTGCCGCTATCTTTTCTTTTCTTCTTTCAACAGACTTTTTCATTATTTTTCCTAAATTACTTTGTACCACATTGCCTAAAGTTTCTCCATCTTTGTCTTCTTGAGCATTTCCTGTTTCACTCGACCCTTCTAAATAATCGGTTAATCTTTTCATATCTTGATTATGTACATCAAAATCTTGTAATCCAGGATAACCAAAATCATCAATAAATTCTTGGTCATCATCAGTATTTCTATAATATCGATACCCTATATTATCTGGGTCCGTTTTAGAGTCTACTTGATGTGGGAATTCAGGATTTGTATTACCATCAAAATTACTATAATCTTTAAATTTCTTTTTTACATCTTTATGGTAACTATCTGTTTCTGTTTTAGATTTTTTAATGGCTTTGTTATACGCGTCTAATCCAGGTACTGTTTTACTTGGACTTAGGTTTGCTTCTGCTAATTTATCTTTTAACTTCTTGTTAACTAACTTTTTAATCAAATCAGTAGTAGTTTCATTTACTTTAGGTGCCTCGTCAGATGATGAGCTAATTGCTTTCGTCCATGAATCCTTATCATAACCGGCCTCTTCTACCATTTGTCTTTCTGCAGTAGTTAAATTTGTCCATGGTGTTCCACGTTCCATTAACTCAGCTACAGAAGAATTTTCTTCACTTATCATTTCTTGTTGTTCTCCCATTTCTTGACGTTTAGTAAATTTTGTTAAAGTATCAGAACTACCTTGTTTATCTACAAAGCCAGCTCCCACACTTTTTAATGTATTACCTATAGCTGTTTGTCCCTGTAGAGTTTCCTTTACCATATTGTCTATAGTATTTTCTAATACAAGTTTTTGTGCCATTTCATCCGCAGCGGCTTTTAAAGCTTCTTCAATAACTTTCGTCTCCTTAACTGATTCTTTCAGCCTTGAGGGGTGTCTCCCTTTTGTTGGTGTGTATTTGTAACTTTCTCCTTCGTTACTAATGACCATCCCTTCTTTATCTCTTGCTAAAGCATGATTCTCACCTATTCTTTTAACAGCTTTTTTAATAATTTTTGTTAAATCTGGATTTTTTGCTAATATATCTCCCATAATGTTTTTATTATAAATATCTATTTATTCGTATTTTCCTCCTACATTAGACCCCATTGTATAAATTTTACCTATTGGTTTGTCCATTTTTGTTTTTGGTCCTAATATAGATGTAATCGGGGACTTATAAAAACTTCTTCTTATAATCTCCTCTATTTCTTTTTTAACTAACTCTTTGACATACTTTTTATCTTTTCCTGTCTTTTTTGTAACTTCTTGTATTGCGGCTTTAACCATTTTATTATCTGTTAATTCAAGTGCATTTATATCTCCTTGATTACAGTAAGGAAAGGTGCTGCATTTTTTCTTAACTTTTACAAATTTGCCACCAGGCCAAGTAGTTTTAGCTTTTCCTCTCCAATTCTTTTCGTCTTTTGCCCACATTTGTGGTGTCTCATAAGCTCCTGCACTTTCTGCACCTGTAGCTTCTCCTACTTCTTCTTTTTTCTTTTTAGTAAATCTAGGGTCAAATCCTAATGGTGCCTCAAATGCTCCTGCACTTCCAGCTGAAGTTGCTTCTTCTACTTCTCCATCTGGATTACCTTCTCCTTCTGGCCCTACTTGAAGTGCTTCCCACTCTGCGTGCTCCATACCTGTATGAGCTTCTTCACAGGTTTTCCCTGGGTGTTCTATTTTCTCTTCTTTAAGCATCTCTCTATACCCTATTGGGTCTTTATGAATCGCTTTCTTTAACGCTTTTTTAAAATTGTCTTCTATACCCATTATTTTACTCTTTTTATTTCTGATTGCCACATACTACGTCTAAACCAGAATGTTTTATAAAGTTCTAATGTAACTTTACTTATTATGTCCACAATTTCATCTCTGGTATTTCTACCTTTTTTAATTTCATCAACCATTAATTTTTTTATTTCATTTTTAAACTGAGGTTTAGTCATGAAATCTTTTATTTCTTTTCGAGCTATTACCCCAATTTGATTTTTGTCTGTACTAGTTAATGCCATATACTATAAATATTAGTTAACATTAGATACGACCCAAGATGCTGTAACAATTGTTGCTGCACCTAAAAAGAAATGAATTATGGGTTTATTATACCATTTCGGTCTTAATTCTTTTGTTAAATCTTTATATAAAACTATTCTTTGGTTTAATAAATCTGTCTTCTCGTTCATGAAAGCTATATGTAAGCTATCTTGTATATGTAATGTCTTATAATTTGTAATTTGGGTATTTAATAAATTAATCTCTATTTTCTGTAAGCTATCATTTTGTTCATGTACTTGAAATAGTGAATCCATCTCAACTACTTCTTTATCAGTAAAAGTATGTGTTTGAGTGAAGGCCCATACTGGGGTAAGCAATAATAATATTAATATTAGTTTTTTCATAATTACTTATTTTTTTTAAGTCTATTTCTTAGAGAATTACTTGCCTGTTTTCCAGTTTTCTTTTTTGCCTTAGGTTTTTTCTTTTTAATCTTTTTTAATTCCTTGTTAGTGTTGGCTATTTTTTTCTTTGTGACCTTCTTTTCGTTTTTAATATTCTCTATTTTTTTATCAACTTCTTTGGTCTTTTTTTCATTGGTCTTAATCTTCTTTTTAATCTTCTTAACTTTTCTACTAGAGTTTGAGTTCATAAACCACACGAGCCCAATAAAGAATCCTATTGCTCCTACTATCCATTTCCAAGATTTTTTTAAAAATTCCATATTATTCGTTTTCTTCTTCTCTTTTATGAGTAGATTTTCTATCTGCTAATACTTTTGCCCATTTTGCCGAAAATATTTGATAGTATTCCTTCAATTTAGTAAACATCTCTAAAGCTTCCTCATCTATCTTAAGCATACTTCCAGTAACATATACTCCATTTTGTTCTCCTACTGTATAAAAGAATTCTGTATCAAATTTTACAAGAATGCCTGACCATTCCACATTATTTTCATATATGTTTAATGCGTTATAATCTACTAAATCAGATACTTGCTCTACAAAATCATCCATAGTTTCCTGATAAGTATTTTTTTCTTCATCAGTTAAAGTAATATCTGGTGTTGTATATCCATGTACTACAATTTTACCACTAGATACATCATATTCTTTTGTTTTTTCTTCCTCTCTATCCAAAGTAATTGTTTCTAGGCTGGGGGTTGTTTGTTCAAAAAGTTTTTTAGATTTATCTAAAAGTGATTTCATTTCATCATATTGGCGATTACTGTAATCACTATAGTCCTTAATATGTCTAGTTTGTTTTTTCATAATATTTCAAAATTAAATGACGGGTTAATGTCAGTCCAATATTCATTATAATTACTCCGTGATACGATACCTTTAAAATTTTCTATTCCTTCTACTAATACATTATGACCGATGAATTCATTAGGTATATCATTCTTATCACAAATTTCTTTTATCAATTTTTTTGTAGCTTTTACTTGTTTATCGGTATACTTATCCCAAAATAATTTATTTCTCCATTTTTTAGAGAATACTTTATTATTATAAATATCTCCTAGCCAGTCAACATACTTACCGTCACTACTTCTTCTAGCCAACCACCCATTATTCTCTAAACATATAATAATTACACCATTATTTCTATAGTCTTCTAGAAAATGTGATGTCACATCTTTTTTAGTTAATTGTTGTACTTTACCTTCTTTATCTATAACATAATTGGGTATCTTTTTATATTTACCATTATTACGTAATTTTAATCCCAGTAAATAATTTTTAATATCCCTATTAGTATTACTTAAAAGTATTTGACTATTTTTTCCTTCCTTTGTATGTAAGTATTTTGTTTTCATATTCTTTTTCAGACATATTATTCCATTCTTCTACAGTAATTGTTGGTTCTTCTTCCAAATCATCTTCTGACTTAATAACTTTTATATCATCCTCTTCTTTTTTGGTTTTAACAATTAGGGTTTGTGTCGTATCTGTTAATCGGTCTATGTCACCAATCTCGTCATCATACTTAATATTAAGAGCTTTAGATAATTTCTCAAGGTCTTTTTTAGTTGGCTCTATGGGTTTGGGTTCTTCTAGTATTTCTTCTAATTTCTCAAGCTCTTCTTCGGTTGGGTTTATTGGTGTTGGTTCATCTGTTGTTTCTGTTTTACCAATTTCTCTACTAATCTCATCAATCTCTTCTTCTGTTAACTCATCAGTAGAAGTTATTAATTTTGTTTTCTCTTTATCTTCTTTACTAACTTGTGGGGTTGCCCAATCATCATCCCCATAGGTATTTATTGTTGTTTCTGATTTAGGATAATGTTTTTCTATGAATTGGGGGTAGGTTAAGTTCTCTATATCTTCTTCTCTAGTATATTTTATATACCCTTCTAAATCACTAAAATAGTCTTCATCTATTTTTTTTAATTTCTCCTGATTTTCTTTTACTCGTTGTTTGAGAGATTCAGATGGTTGAGTTGTATTATCTTCTCGTAGTCCTACTGGTGGTTCCATTTCTATTATTTTTTCTAGATGTTCATTTCTAGATGTAAAATAATCTTCTTCTTTACGTTTAGGGGTTAACTGTGCAAATGCCATATTAGCCGCTACTACAAGTGCTATTGCTAGAGGGTCAAATACAAATATAATTAAAAGTAAAAAGTAATTGACAACCTTGTCCATTGGCCACCCAGTTGTTGATGCTAGATATTTTAATGGACCTAATTCTCTTTGGCCTTCATTATCTATTTCTTTTTCTAGTAAAGCTATATCTGTTTTACTTATTGAATCTAATATAGCTTCTAATTTTAAGTTTAGGTTATCTCTATCTGCTATTGTAGTTTTTAATTCTGCTTGTAATGCTCTTCTTGCAGAACTAGATGATGATGTGATTACTGTTTCAGAATTTTTATCATACCATGACACTTGATGTGGGTTTGATAATGATATTCTTAAATCTGATATTGATTGATTTATTTGAGTCTTCTCAAGTGTTAGGTCATCTTTAGTTTCAGTAAATCTAGTTTGTTTATGTTCAAGTATTACAAGTGACTTGTCTAATAACTCTGATTGTGTAGCAGTTGATTGATAGGCTCCAGATAAAAATCCATATATACCACCTGATGTTATTACCATTAAAACAAAACAGGCTATCATGAGATAGCCTTTTAATATTTTATTTATTGTGTCCCAGTACTGGTATAATAATGACGCAACTACTAATTTAGCAAATTCAAGTGAACCTGCCATTATAATTACTTCAGTACTAGCTCCTGCAAATAATTTACTTAAACCAAATACAGAGTAGAAAGCTGCGGACCCAGCCACAGATAATGCTGCCAACGCAACAATAGAAGGAAATAGTCTTTTTTTCATTTATCTTTTATTGATAAATATTAGTCATTTAAGTATTCTAATAACTGATAACTATCATTTCTTAATTTTCTTAGTACTTTTTCCTTAATTTGTCTAACCCTTTCTTTGGTTAGGCTTAATTCGTCCCCAATTTCTTGTAAGGTCATAGGAGTTCCACACAGCCCATAATAATCTATTACTATATTTTTTTCTCTTTCATCTAAAGTAGACATTAGTTTAAATAATTCATCTTTTAAATTTAATTCATCTGCAAAAATATCTTCTGGATTATCTGCATTATTATTAACTAACATATCTATCAAAGTATCACCTTCATCATTAATGGGTTTATCATAATTTATTGTAGTCGGTAATAAGGCAAGTTTACTATTCCATTTTTCTATTTCTTGTCCTGCTTTTTTTCTTTCTTTTTGTAGTTGTTGTATAATGTTAACTGGTAACCTTATAGTTCTTGCATGTTCATTAAGGCATTGTAAAATAGATTGCCTTACCCACCATACTGCATAAGAAATAAATCGGAATCCTTTATTCCAATCAAAGTTCTTTATTGCTTTTAAAAGTCCATAATTCCCTTCAGCAATTAAATCACTTAACTGCACTCCTTGTCCTTGATAATCTTTTGCTACGCTAATCACAAACCTTAAATTTCCTTCTAATAACTCAAGGTGAATTTCTTGTATAGTTTCTATATCTGGGTTCTCGTTTAACATTATTTTAGCTAGTTCTTTTTCTCTTACTGGAGTAAGTATTTTTCTTTTTCTTACATCTTTGAGATAATGTGATATTTCGTTTTGATTGATGAATATGTTTTTTGCCATTATATTAATTTTTTATTAGTTACTCTATTATAGTACAATAAGTGTACCAGGGGTTATACCTGACTTTTTGTCAGGTATAACATACGAGTACAAAGATAAAAAATTAATTTGTAACGAACAAGGATTTTAAAGATTTTTTAAATGCAGTAATTTTCTTTTACTAATTGTAAAGCTTCTTCAGCACTTTCATAACCTCTACCAGCACTAAAAATTTCTTTTTTTCCATCTAAATGCTCTATTATCATTACTGGTGTGTTATTTACTCTATCTGGAAAGTCTGTCGCAAGGTCGTGAAACTCCCATCTATTCTCTCCAAATTCTTTATTAGTTACTGGGTCACCCGCGACCTTGTGGGTAATACATTTGTTGACATATTTTATAAGATTATCAGTGAATAATTGTTGTATCTCCTGACAAGTAGGACATACAGTTTCTGTCATAAGGGTTATTTTATATTTTGAGGTATCTAATTTCATATTTTATTAATTAAAACTATTTAGGAATTCTTTTTCTTCTTTTGTTAGACTATCAATTCCATGGTCTATTATTTTATCCAATAAACTATCTATTGTCATTGGTAGGAGCTGTAGCTTTTTAATGGTATTATCTTTTTTAGAGAAATCAATATCTCTTTTTAATTTTTTTACTCTTTTATCGACGATAGATTTTAGTTGTTGACTTAAAATTTCTGCAATTTTCGGATTTATGTGTTTATACCTTTTTTTGGGGCTTCCAAATAAATGGTTTTTAAGATTTTCGTCCAATCTAAAAAATAATTTTCTTGGTCTTGGTATTAAAAATAATGTGTTGATATGAGGGCTTAGAAACTCTTTTAATACTTCTTCTATCTCTTCGAAAGGCATACGAGATTTTATACACATTATTATTACATGGTCTCCAGTTATAAATGTAAATTCTTCTTCAGCGACAATAGTTCCCATAACATCTTTAATGTTATTAACTACCTCGGTATTATTTTCTAGAGTGTTCCATTGTCCGAACATAAATAAAAGATATTGTTTAACTCTTGGTTCCATATAATATAAATATTTATTTGAGCTTAGAAATATTATTTTCTTTATTAATAGTTACGATATTGTCTGCCCATTCTCTTACTAAAGGATTATGTGTTATTAAAAATATATTTTCAAAATACTCTTTGACTCGCTTAAAAAATACCCCTACTTGGTCTAGATTTTCATTACTGACCTTCCCCAGTACCTCATCAAATACTGTTATATTCGGTCTAGGTAAACAAGATACTTTGGTTAATACTGTTCTAATAGCTAAAGACGCTAATGTTTTTTCAAACCCGCTTCCACTAGCTAAAAGTTTTTCTACATTTGTGTTGTTATCTACCATCCAGAATTCTACTTCATTTTTGTCATTAACTTTTATTTCTACCATAAAATTAGTAACATCCGATAATAACCTCATTAGTTCATTATTTAACTTAGGTACGACACTTTTAACTATAGTTTTTATAATACCATTCTTACCAAATACTGTTAAATAAGCCCTAAAAACTTTATTAACGTCATTCTCTTTTTTAATCTTATCTATCTTAATAATATGTTCAGAAACTAAAATATCAATATTTTTTATTCTATTACTATAAGTTTCTATTTCTCTAAAAAATTTATCCTTATTAGTTTCTAATATATCTAACTGTGAATTTAAACTTAATATTTTTTTCTCTATCTCTGCATTCTTCTCTAACTTCTCTTTATTTTCTTTCCATTTTATTAATTTATCTTTTAATTTAGTAATAACTAATTCTTTTTGTCCTATTTCTAATACCAATCTTTCTTTTTTTAAAATCTCTTTTTCATACTCATAAAAAACTATTTTTTTAGATTCTAATAAATCAATTGATTTTTCTAATTTCTCTATAAGTTTATTATTTTTATCTATAGTGGTAGTAAGTTTGGTTATTTTAGTCTTTAATTTTTTAATTTCGTTACTGTGGTCAACATCATCTAAATTTCTTTTACATAAAGGACATATTTCAGATTCTTCTAATTCTTTCGTAGTTTTATTTACATTCCTCAAATTAGCGTTATCGGTAGTTTTCTCTAAAATTAATGTGTTGAGTTCTATTTTTTTATTTTTCAATAACTCTAAGTCTGCACTGTCTGGTTTTTCACTATCACCATACACAGTTAATTTTTTATTTAATAATTCTAAATCAGTGGTATGGTTAGTAATATTTTCTTTTATAAGACGAGGATTTACCTTTTGTATCTCTATCTCTATATCAGTGTTTTTTTGACTTATTAATTCGTCTCTAGAATTATTCTTTTTTTTAAGTTGGGTAACTATTGTGTTTAGTTCCTTTTGGTGATTTATGGTTATCTCTAATAGATTATCTTTTTCTTCCTGTGATGTTATTATTTCTTCTTTTAATTCTTCTGTATTATAGACATTAGAAATAAGTTTTTTGGACCATTCTGAGTACATTTTCTTACACACATCCTCTTTATCCTTTAAAATTTCTAATCCTATAAATCTACTTAGAATATTACCTCTTTCTGTGGGTTTTGAGTCTATCAGTGACTCTAGATTGCCTGCTGTGGACAGTACAGTTAGTAGAAAGTCATTCATTGTACCAATAGACTCTTTTATGAATTTCTCGGTTTCACGTCTTTGTTCTCCGGTAAAATTTTGTAAAGACCCATCTTTTTTTCTTTCTAAAAATTCTAAACTAGTACTAACTGACCAATCACCTTTTTTAGTTTTTCTTCTTTTAATTTTTCTAACTATTATATAATCATTACCATCTATTTCCACTTCTCCTTGCACTAATACTTCATTAGATTTTCTAAATCTATTAAAGATGTCCATAGCTTTAGTTGTTTTAGTTGTGGTATTAAAAAATAAGAATAATATTAAATCTACCGCTAACACTGATTTACCTCCGAAGTTTGGGGGGTTGGAGTCGATTACACTGATTCCACCTAATTTATTAAAATCTACTATGTTACCATCACCAAAGGATAGAAAATTAGAAAATTTTATATTTTTAATATAAACTCTTTTATATTTAGTATCTATTTCTAGTTCGTCAGATATTTTTGCATTTACTTTATCATCTAATCTTTTTAATAATTTAATATCTGCACCAATATCATTTGCCATTACAAATTGTGACATCAACTTTCTTTGATATATTGGGTCCATAACATTTTGTTCCAAGTCTATATCGAGTTCCTTACCAGATTTTCTATCAATTCCTCGAGTTAAAACCGTCACATTTTTAGAATTATACTTATTCTGGAAGTAACTCCTAACTCTTTTTATCCGTTCCTGAGTAAAATTTTCTGGTATATCATCCCATGTTACCTTAATAAATGGGTTTTCTAATTTATCTATTTCCATATGTAAAATATCGTATATTTATTAGTATAAATCAATATGAAGTGGAAATACAACTTACAGAAAAACAATACCAAGAATTAATAACGGAACAAGCGTGGGAATACGTACTTAAAAAGAAAATAAAAGCACTTGTTAAACGATTACAGAATCCAACAGCTCTAGATTTTCAAATTTTATCACGTTTAAGTAAGGAAAAGTTTGAAAAGGCCTTATCCTTTATTCCCGATTCATATAAAAAGAACAAGGATGCTCCAACACTATACCCTATACCTACTTTCTTAGGGTTACCTAAGTACATTAATAGTTGTTATGGTTTTAGAACAGCTACTGGTACTAATAGGATGCATTCAGGTATAGATATAGATACTACTGGAGTTTCAAATAATCAGCCTATAATCTCTGCATGTGCGGGTGTAATAACAAAAGCAAGTGATGGTGAGGGTGACTGTGGTGGTTTTATAAAACTACAGTGTAATAATGGTGATGCTGTAGGGTATTGTCATTTAAGAGTTGTTAATGAAAATTTATATGGTTTAAAGGTACCTAAGGGTTTCCCTATTGGGATAACCGGTGGTGCAAAGTATGACCCGGGAGCAGGTAATTCTGGTGGTCCTCATTTACATTATATAACCTGGAGAGGTGAGGATAAAATTAACCCTATAAATATGATTGAGGATGGTGGTACTATTCCTGCTGGTGGGAGGGAAAATAGAGCAGGTAAATTCTGTGACCCAAACGCTAAAGGGTAGTTTCAAAATATCTTTTAAATATCTCTCCTTTATATTTCTCTAAACTACTATAAAGTTCTCCATCTTTATTTTCTCTGATATCTTTCATTAAAACTTCTATATCATTTTTAGTTTTCGGCATCAGCCCTATTAATACCTCTGTAGGTATATTGGCACTTTTCCAGTATTTAAAAGTTTGTCCATACCCTAAATTTACCCCTATATTTTTTCTTATTTTCATCTTAAATGATTTATTAAGGACTACAAGTGAGGCATACATCGCTTTATTAGGCGCTACATCTTTAATCTTAACTTCCAAATATTCCATGTTTTCGTCTTGGTGGGTGGTGAATTCTTCTTTCCTTTTCATCCCTACAAAAGTATTTTGAATTTCTATAAACTTATCTTTATCTACTTTTGGATGATTTTTTCTTTGTAGTAGAATTGTAGACATGCCATCAAAATGAACATATTCTATTGGAATTTGTTTTATGTTTTTTCCTTGATTTAATATGTTTGCGGAAAACATCACATCTTCAAACCCCCAATAATAAGTTTCATCATATCCTCCCAAGGATAAAAATTTTTCTCTTTCTAATACAGTAGGAACTTCTTTAAGATATGATTTTTGTGTTATTATTTTATGTGGGGTTACATTTGTATGGAGTTCTGGTCCTACTGCATATACATCATCATTTAGTTCACTAGTTAATTTTTCAACCCATTTATTATCTAGTATTTCACAGTCATCATGAAATAAAGCTATATATTTTTTAGTGGATGTTTTTACTCCAAGATTAAAAGCTTTTGGTAAATGATTGGGTAATGAATTTATTATCTTTATTCTTTTACTTATTACATTATTATATCCTTCATTTATTAAAATAGTTTTAATATTTTGTTCGGGACTATTATCTACTACTATAATCTCTACGTCCCACCCTATTGTGTTAGTGGTATTTAAAATGCTAAATAAGGTTCTCTCCTTGAGAAATCTATTATTTAATCCATTTGTGATTACTATACACGAAATACTTTTATTTCTTACCATCCTCCTTTAATACACTTAACTATATATTCTCTATCCTCTTTAGTTAGCCACCAACCTACTGGTATACAAATCATTTCATTAACTAACCTATCTAAATTAGGTAATTTTGTTTTATACTTAGAAACACAAGAATGTTTATCATTACGTTCATGAATCCTACTAACCATAATTCCTTTTGATTCCATCATATCCATAAACCTTTTTTGGTGTTTTACTTTAAGTGTATATGTCCAATAAGTAGGGTTATTATCACCCTTATTTATTAATTTAATATTTTCTATATTTTTTAATTCTTTATCATAGTATTTAGCATTCTGTTTATGCTTTTCTATAATAGTTTTAATGTGTTTAAAATTACTTAATCCTATAGTTGCTGCAATATCATTCATATGAAACTTAAACCCCCATTCCGATATATCGTTTTCACATCTAAAATCTTTTCTATTATCTTCTCTATCTATTCCATACCATCTTAATAATTTAGCTCTTTTATAAAATTTATTATCTGGTAATATTAAACAACCACCATCAACGGTAGTTAAATGCTTTATAGCTTGGAAACTATAAATCGTGAAATTATCGTATTTTGATGCTCCTAGTTTTTCTCCTTTATATTCTGACCCAAAACCATGTGCACAATCTTCAATAACAATAGGTCTAAACCCATATTTTTCTTTACATTTTTGTTTTATTATTTCTACTCTATCTAAATCTATTGGATTACCACCCCAATGTACTAGCATAATTATTTTGGTTTTTTTGGATAATTTAGATTCCAAATCATCTAAACACATATTACATGTATCTCGGTCTACATCTACCCATTTTATATTTAAATTATTTGCTAATATTGGCCAATTAGTTGCTGTACACGTTAAAGGACAACTCAAAACTTCATCCCCTTTCTTTAGTCCAGGCCAGTCTGATAATTGTGGGGCATGAGTATATGATGATTCTATATGAGTTACGGGATTTTTTAGTAAATGAAGTGTTAAATGTAGAGCTGAAGTAGCGGAATTTAATGTTATTAAATTATTATTATTAAAATAAGATTTTAATACTTTTTCAAATTTTTTAACTTGTGGGCCTTCCCCCACAAATCCAGACATCAATACTTTACCTACTTCTGTAGGTGCATCCGGCGACATAAAAACTTTAAAAAGTGGTATTTGTACTTTATTCATATGTAAAATATAAAATATTCTACAAGATAAATCAAATTATACTATAGAATTCCGGGGCCTTTATCTTCATCTTGGGGTTTGGTTTCTTCAAACCATTCTACCATAGCATTAATAGCCCAAACTGCACCGCTAGCTAACATTGCGTCAAAAAATATATTAGTATATGGTATAGTTATCATAGATAACGTTGGTGAATAAAATGCCAAAGAAAAGAAAGCTCCTACCCAGGTAGATGTGCACATCATACATCCTAATAAATCACCAAAGAACGTTGAGTGTTTGGTTATCCAATTTCTATGTTTCTCAAATATGCTCCCAAATACTAGTATTTGAGACATTCCGTATGCTGCTAAAATCCAAATTATTAATTCCATAATATTTAATCTAAGTATGTGTCTTCTAAATTAGAGGTTTTTAAGTATTGTGCTCTTCTATTTACTGTGACATGCTTAAAGTGTTCTAATACATCCTCCATTTTTTTTATTTCTTCTTTTTGTTGGTTTATCCTTAATTCTTTATTGGTTAAATCTTTCTTTANTATTTCCAACTCTTCTATCAAGTGGGTATCTTTTACCTCCTTGGTTACTATTTTTTCTACTATCACTTCTTTTTCTACTNGTATTTCTTTTATTACTTCTTTTACTATTTCCTTTTCTACCGGCACTTCTTGGATTTGAGATTTGGGTAAAAATGGTGCTACACCGTATTTGTCAAGGGTGAGACCATCTTTCGCACATTTTACAATAAAATGTGAAATATCTTCAATCTCGTTTAACTGACAATAGGCGTCAAAGTCTTTCTGTAATGGTTTATTAAGTTTAAGCATTAGTTAAAATCTCTTTTTTATTTTCAATATCTTCAATATCTGTTATCCTAAAATTAAGATATGGTTGGGAATTATCAAGATTAAAAAATTTATATTTTTTTGTTTTAACATTATAAACTCCGTATCCATGATTTCTTACACTTTCACCGAAATTTTGAATTATGGTTGACCCTACCATATATACTTTTTTACCGCCTGGTATTTTAAATGTTTGTTTTTTATGTATATCTCCAGCAAATACTACATCACACTCTTCAAATCTATCTATACTAAAACCATCTTCAAATATAAAACCCAAATCGTTAGATGCCCCTTCTATTGGGCCGTGAAATAACCCTATCTTATACTTATCAGTTTGTTCTGGTATATCCGGACTTACATTATGACTAGTTAATGAATAAACACACCATAATATATTATCGTCTTCATAACAACCTCTATCTTTATAATATACTATATTTGGATTATTTAAACTATCTACAAGTGGTGAAATTGCATCCATTCTAGCCATGTTATTTTCCAAAAAATCATGATTTCCAATGATATAAACACATTTACAAATATTTGCTGTTTCCGTCATTACCCAAGACATTAAATTTATTAATTCTGGAGTCATCTGATTTTTAGAATGAACGAAGTCTCCTGTAAAAACTATTCTATCTGGTTTAATTTTTTTCCATTCTGAAATAGCTTGCTCTATAATTTTCTTATCTCTATTATGTTGTTTATAAAGTTTTAAATGTAAATCTGAATAATGTATAATTTTTTCAACCATTATTTTCTTTTTCTTAAATCATTAAAATTTATTTGTGTGTCTATTTTAAAACGTGTAAGTATTAAACTTATTAAAAGTGTGCTACACCCCAAAATTAAAAACTCGTAAAAATAATTGGATAATAGATGGTATATATAATATAATAATACACCAACCACAATCATATTTCTATAATTATAATATAATGTTACTATCCATTCATAGACACGTTTTGATTTATTATATATAGGTTTTAAAATTTTAAACGGATGTACTTGGTCAACCCTATTGAAGTTAGGGTCTGGAATAATCCGTAAGGTTAAAAAGATAGTTATGCATACTAACATAAGGGGTAAAAACATATACCCTATAAAAAATATAAAAGCCGGATAATATAGAAAAGGTATTGTTCCAAACGCGTGTGATATCTTACCTAGAAACCCCTTTTCACTTGGAAAAACTTTTCCTTGTTCTAATGTTTTTTGTTCCTCTTCAGTTGTTCCTATATTTAAATGGTTAACTGTTATTTCATAATCATCACCATATATTTCTTTTAATAAATAAGTTCTATGATTTCCAGTTCTTGCTCTATATGGTTGGTCTGTATTTGGGTAGAGTGTTTCTATTTCAATATACCCATATTTTTCTGGATTATACCCATTTTCTGTTAAACTTTTTTTAAGGACTCTATATTTGCGACTTGCAAGTGAAATTCTGATGCCAAAGGCCCTTTTAATTATCTTTTCTAACCATCTACGTATAAAACTTGGTTTAAACGCTGCCCATGTATGTTTAATTTCTCCTACCTTTACTTTTTTTAGGTGTGAGATGATTGGCCCATACATCTCTTCTTCCATTTTTTTTACAAAATCATATCTATCCGCCATTTTTCATTATTTTTAATATTTCTTCTCTAAAATCATAACATTTTATAATTTTATATGTTTCATTATTTTCATTAAACCAAACTATATACGATTCTCCTAATTTTAAATCCGTATTTCTTTCTAATATTAATCTATAAAAAGAAAGTTGTAATGAATATGTGTTCATTTCACATACATCTAAATGTGAAAGAGGCTTTTTAAATTGTTGCCATTTATTATTTTTCTTTATTTCTTTATTAGTTTTCCAATCCCATATTTCTAACGTTCCTGATTTTTCATTATAGAATAGTTGGTCAATCATTCCTGTTACACCCCATTCTTCATCACCAATAACAACCTCTGCTCTAACAGGTATTAATTTTCCATGAGAATCGTCATAGAATTTTTTAAACATCTCTATAATCTTAAATACACCTTCTTTACATTCTAACATCTTTTCTTTATCACCTAAGACATTAGTTATTTTATATTCTGGAAATGGAAATACTTTATTCGTTAGGTAATTTTCCGCAAACTCATGAAAAGCGGAACCTCTTTCACAAGAAAAATCTGATTTATATTTCCATTCCTTTAGTATCTCTTCTTTTGTTATACCTCTTTCATCAGCTTTCTTTTGTGACCAATACTCTTTATCAAAAGGGTGTTTATATTGTCCTATTATAGAAGTTACGGATTTAGTTTTAATTCCGTCTAAATAATAAACATGTTCTTTATCATGAAATTTAATATTGTTAAACTTAGCTAATTCTTTAATTATTTTCATTTTATAATAATGTAATTTGTTTTAATCCTTTTATTCCACCTAACTCACCCACATCTTTATCTTTAGGTACCTTAATTAATCTTATCTTTCCAGTTAACTTGCCACCCTCTAACTTTCTATATAATTTTTCCGAGTCTTCCCATGCATCGCCATCTAAGCAAATAATAATATTTTTTTTACAATTATCATATAGTTTTTCCCATAATTTATCACTAACACTTTTTCCTAAAACTGGTATAGAATTATCTATAAAAAACATGTCAAACACCCCTTCTACCAAATAAACATCTTCTTCCCAATTTATTAAATGTTCATTAAATATAATTTTATCTTTTTCTGCTTCAGGATTTTTATATTTATTTTTATGCCCCACATAAGACCTGGAAACAAAATAATTTATTTCTTCATTTTCATCAAATGAAGGAACTATAATTCTTCCTCTATATTTTCCTTCAGTTGTGTAACCTATGGAATATTTAGCAATTAATTCATCGGTTATATTTCTTTTTCTAAGATAATTATAAGCTTCTTTATATGGTATAGTTAATTTATTTCCCTTCGTAAATGAAATGTATTCTTTTGGTAGCCTAACATCTTCATATTTTCTTTCTCTTTTTTTTATAAAGTCTCCTCCGATTAATTCCCAAGTAGATTTAGTTCTTCTATTCCCCCATTTTAAAAATAACTTATTCAAGGACCCATGTGTACTATAAGTTTCTGAACATGCCCAACATTTATATACTCCTTGATAATAATTAACTTCAAAATTCCCTTTTCCATCTCCTTTATCTAATCCTTTTATATCATAAGAACATACGGGACAATCAAAAGATATTTGTCCATTATTAGGATAATGTGAGTTTATTTCTCCTAAAACGTCCTGTAATAATTCTAATAATAGTGGTGAGTCTTCCATGAAGTAAATGTATGGAATTTTTTATGGGGAATCAATTACCAAATTTGTTTTTGGTTCAGATGCCCTAACACACAAGTATAAGCATCACACATATCAAAATTTTCCTTTTTTAATGTATTATTTCTTGTATATGCCCATGTTAAATGTGGTTCTTTATTTGAAACTTTTTGCCAAATAATCTGTTTTTTGTCGCACCCCACTTCATAGCCACCAAATAGAACTCTTCTTCCTTTAACATTTTCTTGAACTAGGTCTGGAAAGGCAAATTTTCTAGAATTATACGTTGAGATATAAACCGGCACAATCTCTAAAATATCATATATAACTCTAGTTATGAAAGAATTATATCTCATTAAGGTTGCAACTGTTCTAATATTATTAGAGTTTAGTAGGGGTTCTTCTATGATAACCTTGGTTATCCCAATATTTTTATAATCAATGAGTTTATTCCTGAAATGGTCTGTTTTTACCAGCATTTCCTCTATTTTATCTTCCTTTTTTGGTTTAACTTTAGGAGAAAAATGAGTTAATTCTAATAACTCTTCTGTTTGTATATTAAAAAGTGCCCAACCTATAGTCTTTGTAGAAATATCTAGGCCAAGTACTTTCGGGGTAGTTCCAATATTTTCCATGAACTAAATTTAGAAAGTAAGTACTAATTGTAAAGTGACTGGAGTGTTTTTTGCTTTTTCAATTGGTCTATCTGGTAATCCGACCGCTATTAATTTATTTTGGGTGTCATATAAACCAATTTCTGTTATATAGGCTGAAGTAACATTAGATAGGTCCCATATTTGGTGTACGTCACCAAATGGTGTCTGGAATTGAATTCCTGTGTCGGCACCACCTGCCCCATAATAAGGTGTATTAGAATCTGCTGCGGTTTGATTTTCAGTAATATAAAATTCACCTGCACCTGCAACAATATCTACTATAACTCTCCATTCTTTTTCGAATGAATAGTAACTACAAGATGCTGACGTAGATGAAGTAAAGATTACTTGTGTATAAGCAGACGCATCACCACCATAAGTTAATGACCCACCAGTAGAAGAACCACTATAATTAAAAGCACTAACAATTATTGGGTCAGTTATTACTGCAAATCCTTTATCCAAATACGCTATACCTACAGGTTTATCCTGTGGTTGTGCATATGCTTTAGGTGTATTAGACGAAGAAACTGTAGTAGTAAATCTAAAATTATCTACCCCAGCATTAGGATATCCATTTGGTGTGGTATCTACTATCCAAGCATTTGACCAACTAGTTATATTGGTATTAGAAGCAGAAAGTGCTGGTCCTCTAATATCATCACAAAATAAAAAAGCTACATTAGTAGATGGTAACTCAGGTGACCCAGTTGTAAGACCTTGGAGTTTAGGATTTCCAAAGTACTCTCCTTCATCCGAATTATCTGAAGATGTTGCAAGGGGCATATAATACGAGGAATACATAGTATAGACAGTATTTCCAAATCCTGGAGCTCTCGGTATATGTAACTTCATAGTTCTTCCATCAATTAATACCCCGTATTCATTTTTAGGAATCTCCGCGACTATAGCTTGAGATTGAGAGAGTCCACTAAACCCTGTATTTGCCCATGTAGATAGGAAGTCTGTAACATCTCCTGAAATAGCAGGCATATTAAAAGAGGAATAAAGATTAGAAAATGCTCGTCCATTATCCGGATTTCTTTGTATTAGTGTGAATGGTAAACTTGTACCACTTATTGTATTCCATCCTGTACCTGCAGACGCATTATATGGGACTAGAACAGTTTCTATTCTTTTCTCACTTGCTTTTATGTTTTTAAATTTTCCCATTTTAAATCCAACTTTTATAATTATTCGAGTTTATAGTTCTATCTAAAACTAATGAAGCTCTCCCAGCAAAGTAAAGAGGTAGTATATGAAATGGACTACCTTCCGTTCTTCCATTAGAATTATTTTGTATTCCTGGGAATACGGTTAGAGTTGTTAGAGCCGAACTTTTTTCATAACTAACAAACATATATTTTCCTTTATCTGGTGAACTTACTACTGATAAATATTTGGATGGGGAATAAATTGCATTATATTCTCCTGGTGTTCCAAAATATTGATTAAGATTATTATTTCTAGCTTGGTCTATAAATCTATTTCTATTGCCATGAATACGTAATTCATCCACATACAGTATAGGTTGTTTTCCAACAAGTTTACTATTTTCCGTACATTTACTTTCTTTTCTGTAAAATTCTAATGCTTTTATATCCATTTTATTTAATTTATTACCTGTCCATATGTGACTTTATAAAATAATGCTGCACCAGCACTAGTTTGCCACGGATTAGAACTATTATGCCCTCTAGGGTCTTCTGAATATGAACCTAATGTGTCTCCTGCTTCACCATAAAAACGGAAAGTTGCATTATCATATATCCTATAATAATTCTGTGAAGAAGTATTATCATATGACATAGACTGTGTAACTGCATCTTTATTAAATTTAAACCTAACAGTTAATTTACATGGTGTAGCTACACGTCCGTCGGACGCAGAAACATTCCATGTTATTGGAATTGATATATTATAAGAGGTCTGACCACTTCCACTTAAACCAGCTATATACCCTCCGGAATATGTATCAGTTTTCCAATAATTATTATTTTGTGCAGCAACTGTTAGGAATATATCATCTGACATTTTCGCTTGTCTAGTATATAATGTATAATAAGGGTCTGTGGTTGCAACAACTTTACTAGCAACCGTAGATAATGTATTATCTTTAGACGGATATAATGAAAAATAAGGAGATTGTGATTTCAATCCTTGTTCAGCCTCAGTCCAATTAGCCGTATATTCCATACTACCCATTAAAAGCCCAAATGTGTCTGAAGGATGTGTAGTATAAGTTATTCTAATACCTTTTTGGTCACCACTGTTTATATTTATATATTCTCCTTGATTTCTAGTTAATCTTTTCATTTTTATAGGGTAATATACAGGTGGGAAAGAAGTATTAATTGCATTTACTACTAATCTAGTAGTTGGAATTGTGGTTTTAATATTCTTATACCCTTCACTACCTAAGCCACCACCAGTTGTAGTAGCTTCTCTTTCCATATCTATAGTACTAACAAAACCAATTAAAGGTTGTGTTTCTCCCGCTAATTCTGTTACCCAACCATTAGTAAAATTATCCATAACAAACGTTGGGTAGGATTCTCCATTTTGATTCCATACATTTGTACCTCCACAATTTAAATATCCCATATCAAATGCTGCAAATCCAATACCATACCTACCGGCTCCTCTTAAATATCTACTACCATCTTCACTCAATCCTGGTGAAAATAGTAAAGAGAATGGTGAAGCTAATTTCATGCCTTTAAGATTAGTGCCTTCAAAATCTATCCCAGTATGTTGTCCTCTATTCATAAAAGCACCACCCGCTAACGCTAATGCATTATGGTAACTACTATCAGTATCGGATACTAATTTAATATTCGTAGCGTCTAAAGATGTTCCGTCATATACTTTAACTGAATCTACAAAATCAATATATTGCCCTATCCCGTGGTCTGATAATGAATTTAAGAAATTTAAATAATCACTATCATTATATATGTTTAAAACACTTTCATAATAGGTGGTCATTGATGCTTCTATAGTTGTTGAGTTGGTTGATAGTATGTCTTTATGGTCCGCTATATATTTGGCCGCTAATAGTTTACATAAAACGTAGTAGTCAGATAAGTATACGTCTATTTCTACTTCGTTTCTATAATATTTTACTAAATTATCTGTTCCTCTAACACCAATTGCAACATATTGTTTAGTTTTATTAAATAACTTATTAGATGCCGGTGTTTGCCATATTATATTATTTAGTTTATACCCACTACTGACTGAATTTTTAAAATTAGCATCTTGTCCTGTAACATCGGTTAAATACCCTAATTGTGGAGAATCATTTGCGGTACTAGTAGTATCGACATGTGCTTCTGTACTTCTATAGTCTATATCTCCGTCCGAAATAGCAAATTTATTAAACATATTAATAAAATTACCAGAAGTTAACATCATACTTCTCCCCTCTTCTGTTAACTGAAGAGTTAATGTTGTTGCTGTTTGTGCACTTATATAACCCATATTATTATTCTCTTATTATATAATTATATCGTTAAACGATTTCTTATCACTATTATATACATTTTAAACAATCACCGCCACATGGTGAATCTGTACCCAAATGTTTACATAGTAAACAATAAATTTCTTTATCTTGGCAAAGATTTAATATATTTACATTATTGTATCTCAAACAATCTATAAAAATCATTAAATCTTTTTTATCTACTTTTCCGTCCCCATTAAAATCCCCTATCAATTGGTCACTTCCTTTTGTCGCGTTGGCTCCCATCAAACTTAAAAATATCTTTAAATCATCCATATCAACCCTACCATCACCATTAAAATCAGCACAAACAATACAATATGCTGGATAAAATCTTGTAACACTATCTCCCACTAACCAACACGTATTATAATCTCCACTATTTGGTTCCTCTATATCAGTTACGGTCTCTTTTTCCTTATGTTTAGCCCATAGTGTTGTAGTGTTGGTTGGATTTACTCCTAATGAAGTATTATAAAGATAGGGTACATTACTTTGCATTGTAATTCTAGCCCCTCTAAATATAGATGGTATTACATTATATGCCCCTTTCGTATAACTAGGTTCACCACCTCTTGCATCCGGTAGGTCAAAAAAACAAGAACCAGTTAAAGCACTTAATCCTGTTTGGTCTCTACACTCTCCACTCCCGACAAATCTACGATAATCAATATCTAAATCTCCTAATCCAAATTTTTGAATCTCATCTAATACTCCATTTCCTAATGCTAATCTACTTTTACCATAATCAGATAAGTACATCCTAAATGTATTACCAGATAAATTATTATTATAAATTTCTAAATAACCCATTAAAAATCAATAGATATTGTAAATTGCTGAGTACTTGTTCTTTCAACAGGTGACTGCAATTTTGCAATAGCCATTAAGTCTGGGAATCCGTTCTCATTATCATATAAACCAATTTCGGTTATTCGCGGATTTGTAGGGCCGGTATTGGTTGTATAATCTACCCAGGTTGGATTTGTAGAGGTTGTATATTGGTTTTGTCCTAATTGTACCACATGTTTCATTTCGTAAATAGTTGCTGTTATATCAGTCTCTAAACTACCATAGAAAAAATATTCATCCCCAAATTGTAAGTAGCTCTCTTCACCAGTACTCGCGGGAATGTCTATGAAAGTATTTAAATGATAAGGTGTTGGTGTACATCCACTACAACATCCGGGGTCTAACTCATTACCTGTCAAATAAAAAGTATGATTTATTATACTCGCTGCAGATATTTTATTACCTACAGTATGACCAGGTATTTTAGCGGTTACATCTGTATAACCCCAACCGTGTGGACTCAATGTTGTCCCGTTAGGTACTTTTTGTGTTAAAATATATAGAGTGTCCGCTTCCCAACCTGTACCAGTAACTGAAAAATCATCTCTTAAATACGGAAATTCCGGTCCTAATGTAAATCCAAGGTCAAATGGTGTTTCTAACGGTTGTAGAGTTTCACTTACATAGTAGTTACAGTGAAGTCCTGTTGTTACACCTGCACTACCAGCTACCTTATTAAGGAACATATAGGTCATCCATAAAGTCGTTCCTGGATTTTGTATTGCTCCCGTGGTACATCCTGTTGGACAACCGGTTCCCGCTGGAAATTTTTGTGTTTTTGGTGCGGGTAGAGTCCAACTTCTATTAGATTTATAAGACATAGCTGCAAGTAATTCTTCATCATCAATTACAACCATTTTATAGTCTGGAAATACTTTCCCTACTCTATTAGGTGTACTTCCACTTCCCCAATTATCATCATATAACTGCCAATATCTTAGACCGTCATCATTCATATTATTATTTAAATTAGATAACATAATATTGGGATTAGTAGGAAATACGGTTGAGATATTTTGTGGGTCCACATAAAAAGTCTGTCCTAATTTAGTCTCATTACCAGCACCACTACCAATACCTGTTCCATTAGCATTTTTCTTATGCCACATTAACCAAGGTAAATGTAATTTGAAATTCTTAGCTTCTCCTATATCATTTAATTCTTCATCTTTCATAGCAAATTTCTCTCCGTAAAAATCGGTTGTCGAATTGTTTGTATAATGAATAAATCCAGCACATTTTTGTTCTTCTGGTAAAACTACTCGAGTATTATAAAATGAATCAAAATAGAAAGTACCACCTTTAACTGTAGGATGATAAGAATCGGTTACTTGCTCACTAAAAGATTGTCCGTTATTGCTCTCTAACCCAAAGTATTCTTTTGAACCACAGTATCCACTAGAGCCGTAATTATCTACACCTTCATCATTACCAAATCCACCCGACCATACTCCTGCAACTTGGTGCGTCCAATTTATATTCATATTCCATATTTTTACATCTGCATTAGACACGTCACAACAATTATTAAAAGATAGTGTCTCATCACACCAACATGTAATTGTTCCTGCAGTATTATACATACTAGATGTAGTCATAGGGTTAGCTGAAAATGCTGGATACACTCTTACATGCATACATACTGCATTCATTTGTGTCGTTACAGCACTAAAATTAGGTAAAGCTCTATCTACTGTCACATATAAAGGAGAAGGCCCTGTTGAGCTACTATTACCAGCTAATATTTGGTAAAATAATGTTGTTGAGGGAGCTGTGGAATCTAATTCCGAACAGCTTGTTCCTGAAAATTCGTAAGTTACTGATAACAAGTCTCCTATAACTGGAGTATATTCTTGAGTTGAGCATTGTGTAAATGCACTATGTAAAAGCATCTGACTCCCTCCTGTCATTGCTGAAGTACAAAATAACCAGTTAGAAGATAGAGTATATCTACCACCCGTATTAGCTGAAAAATTACTATAACTTCCTAACCCACTCGGAGTGTTATTTGTTGTTCCTGTAAAAAACCCTCTGGATGTCGCAGTATTATAAACCTCATTTTGTTGATGCTGTGGTATAGTTGGCCCAAAAGTCGCCCCACTACTTAACCCACCCACTAATGGGTATTTAATATGTCCTTTATTTTTTTCAGGTAACGGATTAAGATTTTGTGCATTGTGTTCTGCCTGTAATATCTTCAACCCTGCAGCTGTAGCTGGTAATTGGGAATAACAATCATAACAAACTTCACTGTCTCCTAACTGAAAAAGTCCGATATTTAGTTTACCTTCTGATAGTTTTTTTCTACCCGCGTCGGTTAGACGAGCTACTATCGCTCCTTGTGTACTGTCTTTAATTATATAACTCATAGTTTTTTACTTTATTAATAAATACATTTTATTTTAAATAGTTGTCTGTCCTGGATTAAGATTATTTATTAATGCTACACCACTAGGTGAATAGAAAACATCTCTACTTATTTCAAAGGAGATAATATCTGTTTGGGTGGTGGTATAAACACTCTCTCCATTTAATAATGGGTATTGTCTAGTAATCGATACTCTATATTTATAGGTTCCTGGTGCTGGCGGTTTTAAGGTAAAACTTTTCTCAATATTACCTAAAAAATCTTCTGAAATTATTTCAGTTAATTCGTCTATTAAATCACCATCATTATTAAATAATTTAACTCTAATAGTATCCCCTAATGGTTTATCTTTCAAATACGTAACCGGTATCTGTGGTTCTTTATTACTTGTAAACCCAACTATAGTATATATTGTTTTATAAAATAACCCAATTATATCACCTTCACTATATAAGGTTGTATCATTCATAAGTTGAATCTTTGAATCGCTTACTTTAATATACGTTGTTTCTGGTGCTTGTATTAGACCATTTATAGATAATACGACCCCGCCAAAAGATTGTTTATCTAAATTTATATAATAATATCCATTTTCTTCATATATCATATCCGTATTTGTGGTAGATATTGTTGCTGGTACAGTAAAATACTGAGTATATGACCCACCTAATCTATCATACATTACTGTTAAAATATCACCATTTTGTACTGTCTCTGGAAAAAATCGTATTCCTCTACTTGGCAAAATTTCATAATCCCCTGTTTGCAACATTCCTCCCGCCACTTCAGGGTATCTTGCAGGACTCTTCTCGTTAATATATGGATTATCAGCTTCAAACGCTACACCTGCAACCCCTGCTGTTTGTACCACACCATTAACACTAACTAGGGGTTGGCTAATGAATGCCGAAGGTGCTGAATGGAAATATGTGCTTGAGCTAAACCCACTCATCCATGTTTCAGGCATATTTGCTACAGTTATATTATCTATTTGCATAGAAGGCGGTGTAAATGGCATTACAAAATTATTTAATAGTAAGTTCGGTGTTGGTGGATTATCTACTACCGCCATATAAAAATCTTTGGTATTTGAAAAATATTTTTTAGGTGGGTATGATGCGGTGTCAATCCATCTCTCATTTTTTGAATTTTTATCTTTAGCTAGATAACTTGTTCTAATTATATATTCCCAACTATCACCAGATGCACATCCTGACCACGGAATAATAGTTATTCCACTTAATCTTAAACTTTGAACTGAAGGTTCGTAGTAGGATGGTAATGTATCAAAAATTGCTTCATAAGACGGTAAAGTTGCAACTTCTTCTAACTGTGTTATATAAGGAAATATTCTGAATTTTGCATACATATTTCCAAACAACATGTCAGTATTATCCCCATCAAAATAAAACTTCACAATGGCTCCCCCTCCTTGGCTCGTATTATATACTGATAATGTAGGTTCTCCACCTACTTCTTCACTTAATTTAACATTGGGTCTACTTAAACCTACTGTTGTTAATGTAGGTAAAGGAATGGTTTGTAAAGACACATTTACTCTTGGTTTAATTTTTGGGACGTTTGGTTCTGATGATGTATACCTATTTCTATCACTAGTTTGTATTATGTGAGCTGTCGTTCCTGTGGTTGCTGTTATCTGAACTGTAGCAGATGGTCCTGTTATTGCAGAACATGGTGGAACTTCAACATGTTGTTGGGACGGTGAACCCGTAAATTGTAAATGATACCAACTTGTGTTTGATTGGGAATTTTCCCACACACCTATTCTTCGTGAACCTAAATATTTACATAACGTATACTCAGTTAACCAACTTTGACTATCATATGCTGAATAACTATTCCCTGACCAGGTAGTTTTATCTAATAAATTAAAATTAATTTCATATTGAGAATTATATGGGTTGGAGTCCCCAACTATAATGGTTCCCCCACCTGTTCCTCCAGAACCCATTGTTTCTGTAAATTGGATTTTAAAATGTTCTCCCGTTGTTCCAGAACGAGTTATTTTAGTTCTTAGTGACGCAAGACTATGCCACTCTCCTGCCGCACTTAAAGGTGTTAAATAAGAATTATTAGTTAATAAGGTTGTTTGACCATAATCTGGGTCAGCACTAACACATGTACCACATTGATTACAATTTCTAAACTGAGTAGTGGTTGTTTTATTAAAACCATATGATTGGTTTGTTGCGTTATCACTTATACTAATAGCTCCTGTATTACCATTTAACTGAAGAGATAAAGTATGTGTAACATCTGATGGTCCATATTTTCCATTATCGTCCCTAAATGAGGCTAAAACTATTCCTATGGTATCATCATCATAAGCTGCATATAGCTTACCGATGCTATTAAAACTCATTTGCCAAGTATAATTGTTATAAGAACATAAACTATGAAGACCTGTATATTGTGAATTATTTGCATTCTCACCCGCAAGTAATTTTCCTAATGTTCCACTATCGGGATAAATAGTGCTTGCTAAAATAACAACATCAGATGCATTTATAGTGTAATCATAAATCCCTAAATCTTGTACTGTAACTCCAGATGTAGCGCCGGTTAAACTAATACCAATCGGATTTCCTGGTTGACCATAATTTATTCTAGGGTCATATGTTACCCAATTCAGAAGTGAATTATAGGTTGGGTATAATACCCTAAATTTATTTAATTGTTCTTCATAATAAAATTTACCTATATTAGCTGCACTTCTTGCGATATCGGGCCCTACATTACCATCACCTTCATTTGCAGTTAATGCTGAAACTCCTAAATACCAATCATCAGCAGTATCAGTTAATCTAGTACTCGTAGTTCCGGTATATAACCATACATATGGATTATTCGTATCTATCTCTCCATCTTGTTTGAGACCCATATCAAATATTCCTTCTACTCCTGTAGTTATCGCTGGCCCCCAACTTGCGGCAAAATAGAGGTAGAATGGTGCCCAAGGAACAAAATTTTCCCACGTACCATTAATAATTGTATCTAGAACCCATCCATATGAAGTGCCATTATCATTATAATTATATGCTGTGCATCCACTTTTAGCTGGTGTTTCAGTATAGGTTGTAGGGTTATTTTCAATTACGGTAACTGTATACATCCCATTTTCTATATTATCAAAAGTATGGGTGGTATCTGACGTATTTCCGTAGTGAGTATCTATAAGTTTATTATCTTTTCTAAGCTCATATATGTACGTTGGGGCTTTTGTAGTGGAATCTGAAACTGTTATTACTCCAGTCTTATTAGGGTCTAAAATGCAGCTATCCGTCGTTAAACTAGCAGCTAAACTAGTTCCTGTAAATGCACTTATTGTTATCTGTGTAGTTCCAGTTGCCCCTGTTATATCTGTTATTGTTGCAATATAATCTCCTGCACATAAATTAATAATATCAAATGTAGATGCAGTTTGTCCTGTAGTACCAGACCAAGTTACTATATAAGGAGCGGTAGTAGCTGTAGATGCAGATACTTGTGCACCCATTATACTTCCATTACAAATATTATTCGCAATATGTGTTACCACATATCCCATTAATTTTATTTCTCCACTAAATATTGCCATATCTTATTTATTTTAATTCACCACATCTTTCCTCTACTGAAATGCATCTTCCAATATAATCACACCAGTAATAACCAGCTATACATGCTCCCTCATCTATTCCACCGTCATCTACTTCTTCTTGGGTTGGGTCGGACCCGTCTTCTCCCCCTTTTGGGGTTGACGAGCGTGACTCACAATTTGCTATACAATTATCTAGATTTGTGTACATTCCATCTGAGTCTTCTACACATATTCCTTCATTACAACCATATAAAGTCTCTACAACGGGTTCACTCGTAGGTGGCCCATCAGTAGTTGTTGCAGCTAATATTTTTCCTTTTAACTTTACTGGAATGCCCGATTCAGTTGTTACCTCATCATAATCCCTTAATTCAGTACAGTCTTCTATAATTACTGGTTTACACGCTTTATTTATTTTAGCACAATGAATTCTAGAATTAGTGACACACTCTCCACAATTATTAGCTTCTAAATCGGTAAACACACCACTTATTCCGTATATCGGGTCTATATTTAATCGTTCTGATACATTTTGGCCACAATCGCAAAAATACTTGCACATTGTTTTATTGGGAAGCGTTAATGGCTTACCATAATATGTAGATTTATCTGAAATAACTGTTATTTCTTTTCCGTTTATAGTAATTTTTTTGCCTATATTTTCTACCTTCCATCTATCAGGTCTAGTTTGATGTAAAATATCATAATCGGACTTAAGTTTAGTGGGGGCACATGGTTTATAAAAATTACATCCAGGAGTAATTACTATGTAGTGTGTCAACTCACCACCAAAAAAATTCTTAAATTTATTTACAATAACATATGATTGGGCTATTTGTGGAAAAGTAAAATCACATTTTGCTCCATATTCATCATTATATGTCGGCAAATAGAAGCAAAATACACCATCTTTATGCATTTTAGTAAGAGGACATATGTCCGTAGAACATCTAGATAAGGTATAATCTTTTATGGTATTATTTTCTATTAAATTTTGCCAATTATTTGTTGGTGTTTGTGATTGATGGTCCCATACTAATTCATTATTTGGGGCTGTAGAATCTAAAAAAGTTTGATTTCTAAAAGTTTGTGGGGTTATAGTTGGTCTTATTATATTTCCACACGCTTGGTCCGACATATATAAAGCTCCGTCTAATATTATTGTTTGTTGGGTTCCTCCTACCTGCATTTTAAACTCTTTAGACTTTTTTGTAGCATCAAAAAATAAATTTTTATTAACTACCTTAGTAGAAAGTTTTATTCCTCTGTACCAAGGAGATGCTATTGGTGTATCTGTAGTATCTAATTCGTGTCCTAGATTAATAGTAAGGTTTGTAGTTCCTCCACCACCATAAAAATTTCCTTTGGATGTTGAATTCCAATTTAAATCATATGCTAATTCTATAATATCCCCATTAGTTAAACTCATGAGTCCTGTATCGATAATAACGGGAATTTGTTTACCAAATATAGTGGTAGCTGATACACCACTCCCTATAGTACATACATTATAATTGTTAGAAAATTTATCATTTTCACTAACATCTAAAGTTAAATAATTGTCTGCCGTACCATCTTCTTTACATCTTAGAACTTTGAATGTCTTTATGGTAACTGGGGTTGCAGAAGTAGTTCCTGTGGTTCCAGTAGTATACTTTAATAAAGAAGCAGTAAAATCAAAATTTAAAAGTCCGCTATTGCTTGGTGTGGTTTCTACTTCTCCACTACGTTTATATCTATACCCTGGATGTAATTTAAAACCAGTATCTTGTAAAATAGTATTTGTTTCACCATCACCAGCTCTAATAATAGATGTATTTATTAATCTTTTTGTTTGATAATTATTTTGTGGATACACACCGGTGGTGGCAGTAACCCCACTTGGGGCTATTCTATCAACATAATCACACCATTTCGTGTCCGTATACTTAATATCTAAATACGCTTTATAAGTAAATCTATACACACCACTACTCCTTACAGTATAAGTCATATAATGCGTGGGGTCTGCATCATCCAAAGTTAGTGAACCATTATTGTTGTAATATACTTCACTAAAAGTATAGGGTTTATATTGTTTATTAATATCACCAATCATGGGTAATACTTTGGTTCTATTTATATTACTTATTGGTATACAGGTGGTGCCAGTCGTAGCACTAGTTGCGGTAAACCCTGAGCCACTTATACGTAAATCATAAGTCTCATCAGGTTCATTAACTGATATACTATTAGCAGTAAAAGAACTATAAAGTCCTACATCTTTTTTCCCAAATGTTGTTAGATAAAAATCTGTTGCGGTATTTTCACCAATTGGGGAAAACCCATATAATTCATTTAATAATTGTTTTTTTGGTTCAGTATTATCTGCCCCACTTACGGCTCCATGTGTTGGGTCTATATGAAAATCTCCTTCATATGGTTTGCCGTCTAATGTTAGATATTGTGTCCCGTCACTATATAGTCCACATTGAATACCTTTAAATTTATTAGTTATTTTAGTTTTCTTTCTAGGACAAATTAAAATATTTTTTATATATCCGTCACCATCATAGGAAAACTTTACATCATTAAATTCATCTAATTTACTTCTTTCAACCCATTGTGTTATGCTTCCATATGTTCTAGGTAACCTTGCTCCCCTACCTTTATGGTATGTCGGGTAAGTCTCGATATTACCTATCTGTTGATTTTTTAATTTTTCAGTAAATGCTATTATTTGTTCTTTACTAGTAAATTTAAGGGAAATACATTTATTTGCACTGGATACTATTTCATTATCTCTTATTTCATTTATCCAACCTAACGGATATAATGCTTTACCATTTTTTAATACCTTTTTAGTGGCTTTTATTTTACCATCTTCTATTTCTCTAGATATATTATATGGTATTTCTATTAAATTGTGTTTAGTTAAATTTATATCTTCTAAATTAACATTCAAATTTTGTGGATTTTTTATTGCATAAACGTTACTACCTATTAAAGTTAAAGAGCACGCATCTACATTTTGTGGTTTTAACACTTTTTTGTAATCATATAATACTTTTCTTGAAGCTAAATCACTATTATTTAATGAGAGATATGTTGTATCTAACGTTATCTTTGGTGTTGTATTAATAATTTGTTTTGGTGGTAATATAGTGGTGGTATTTCCTTCTATAATTATTATATTTTCCTTGTTTAATTTAAATCCTAACGACTGAACATATTGGCCTTCAGATTGTATATGAATATCCATATCGAAAGATATACCTAAAGATACTTGTTTAGTTAAATTTGCTCCAGGAAATATCATTTGTAGAGCATGATTTTTGCTCAATACCATATTGGTAAATGGTTTAATTGCTCCTACACCTCTACTAGTAGCTTTATGGGTTTTAATAGAAAAGTAGTTTGGGTGAGATAAAAAAGCTCCAAATCCCCCACCAACAACACTTTCAAACCCAAATACACCTTTACTATTCTTAAAAACCTCAAGAATTATATCTGATTCTCTCCACCCAAATATATTTAAATATGATTCTATCTTTAGTCCTTTTGAATCGAACCTTAAAAACATTCTATCACTAGTGCCTTCACTCACCAAACATATTGCTTCTACTAATATATCCGTATCAAAAGTAATAGTCATACATTTATCCTTATTGTATGTTTTACTTCTTGTATTATCTGCGGTATTAGAAATAAAAAATAAAAATTTTATCTTATCTCCCAATATTCTGAAGTCTATATTTGTATTATAAGTTTTATTTGTCATTTTAACTTTTTAATATCCCATCCCACCTGTTGGTGCTGACACTACAGGTGCCGCTGAGGTAGGTGCTGGGGTTCCACCACGAATTACTATATTTGTACCAGTTTCACCGTTATCGTCACCTAAATTATAATTTTTTAACCATTTTAAATCTCTTATATTTAATTCTTTAAGGCCATCAACACACAAAAGATTATGTGTACTACCTTTTTTAACATGTATAGATTTGGCTGTAAATTCTTTTTTATTACTATAAAATTTATCCGCTAATATATTAGTTTCTTTACCTAATAATGCACTTCCAAAAATACTTCCTTTATTATTAATATTATAAGAATTTGCATAACTCGATAATGGTATAGTTTGATTCTCATTATTTAATAAATTATTATAATAGGGAGTGTTTGGTTGTGGAGGTGTGGGCATTCCCATCATTCTTGCAGAATTACTAAATAATGGGATTGGGTATCCTGTAAATGCACTACTAGAAACCGATAGGGTGCTAGTTAACACGCTTTGTAAACTGGTTCCTGTTACACTAAAACATCTATAAACAAACTTATCTCTATGGAATACTGAATTTTGTACTTTCATACCACTCGTCCATAGAGTAGTAGCTGGTATCATTTGTTCTACTATTTTTACCCAATAATCCCCTAAGGATTGTACATAATCAATCATTTTATTATAAGTGTATTGATTATTTTCACCACAATTTGTATGTAAATAATCTAAATATATTTGTTGTAGTGTAGGGTATCCTCCTGTTTTTCCATCATTAATGGTCATCCTATTTTTTGCGTCAATAAAAACTTTCCAAAAATGTTCTTTAAATGTTTTAAAATCTATAGTTTTTGCATTAAATTGTGGGTTGGTGGAATCCCATTGTCCTCCCACATGTGGATATGGTAATGGTAATGACCCCCCGCTAAAAAAACAATCTGATTGAGCTGACTGTTTCCAAATATCATAAGTAATTCCTTGACCTATATTTAAATTTAAGTCTATATTTTTAACGTTTAATACTAATTTCTCATTATCTGTTTGATAGTATGCGTCTCTGTTATTAAAAGAATAATCTCTATACTGGGTTCCCTGTTTAAGGACCCAAGATTTTTTATCATCTATCATTCTCGTTAATCCAAACCCAAAAGACATGTGTGGGAATCTTCTAAACCTATCTAAATATGGACATTTCAATAAATTAGAATATTGTCCCATAGTCCAAAAACCACCCCAAGTAAATTCACTAAATTTATTTATTACATTAGGTGTACATCCTGTAAGAGTAGATGCACTTAAGTCTATAGAGATATCAGATTTATGTTCTGCAGTTCTTTCAAACCAACCAGCTCCTCTTTGGAAAAAGTAATTGTTAGTTACTCTAGGGACAGTAGGATATCCTGCTGCGTCAATAGGGTAATCTATACGAGTAAATGGATTTTGTGTGGTCCCAGTAGAAATATAAAATTGTGCAAAAGGTATACTATAGTTTAAAGTACTCGTAGTATAAGACCCCCCAGATATTAATTCCCATTGTTGATTAAACTTAGTTTGTACTGGTACATAGGAAGGTATACGGCCCTTAACTGCCCACTCAAATTTAAACCCTGGACTCATCTTAATTCTTGCATCTGCTAAAACTACATATTCATTAAATTCTACCAACGCTTCCGGAGCACCTAAAAGACCTAATAAAAATTCTATAGATTTTCTTGTTCCTTTAGACTTAAATAGATAAGCAGTATTAAGTAATATTCTTCTATATAATTCAATATCCAATTCTGTTGGTGTTGCTGAAACACTAGTTCCTGAATATTGTGGTGTATTTACCCCTAATACACTATCTAAAAATGATGTATTGTTTAGAGTACTAGGGGTGGACCACCCCAAAGTCTGTGCAAAATTCTTAATTAATTCATTAGGGATATTATTTTTTCCATCATAACTAACATTTGTCATGTATGCAATCCCTTCTACAAATGTTTTAATGTCATCAAAACTTCTACCATAAATTTGTAGAGTTTTTTCAATTTTTTGGTCTGTTCCGTCAAACTCCTTTAGTACTGGTGCTGTTAAAAAGCGAGATACCAAATTAGTTTTTTCCATATCTATCTCATCACCTAAATCCGCTAAAGCAGTTAAATATGTTAAATAAGTGTCACTACTTATATCAATATTTACATTATCTTCTAATGGCCATGTTTTAATTATTTTATCATAATATTTAACACCACTAGTACTTTCTTTAATTACTTTAAATGTGGATGTATAAATAGGAGAAATATCTCTATTAACTAAAAAAGATTCTATACTTTTAAATCTTTTAAATTCTTCTTCCGTTTGTTGTTGGGTTGGTTTGATATAAAAACGGTCTGTTGTGGTTGTGACTACTGTACCACCTGTTGTAGATACATTAAAAGGATTTCCTTTAACTATAATTTCCAAGTAATCATTATTAACTGTTTGTGGTTTAACATTCATTAATTTATACTCTGTTTCTCCTACTGTCCCACTAAAACTTAATGTATATTTTTTAAATTCTTTAGTTAAATTTCTTAATTTAGCTACTGTTCCTTCTGCTATCTTTATGATAGTATCTGCTGATACTCCATAGGTTTCAAAATTATTTAATATCTGGTCTTGACTAATATGTTCATTTAATTGATTTCCATTCGTTGTAAATTCTATACTAAATGGATTAGATATTATATTAACATTAGTTTTAAAAGTAGTTTCTTTAGTAGCTAAATTATATAATATATCATAAGCAGTAGTATTGCCAGAAACATTATTAATATTTACACCATCAACAAATAATGCTGCTGGAAAAAAATTAACGACATTTTGAGTTGCTACAGATAAACGTTTTTTAAGGGAACCGTATAAAACAAAGGTTGAGATGTCACTTATATCATTATTAACAAAAACTTCTAAATTATTACTAGATAGTTTACGAGCTAAATTAAGGTTATCTATATTTAAAGATTCTAATGTTATAGGGGTAGAAAAACTACCTATATTGTATTGTAATGTAGAAGTTATATTATAAGATGACTTGGGTAGATTTATAAAATTACCTAAAGTCATCTGCTGGGACCCCATAAATTGATTTCCTACTAGGAAATCACTAAAGGTATCTCCTCCGTGATTAGGGGCCGGTGGATATCTAAATCGATTGCTAGCCATAATTATTAAAAGTTAGTTATTGTACTAAACAGTTGACTAAAATCAATATTGTTCCCTCTATTTTGTTTAATTTCAAATAATTGTCCGTTAAATTGGTCTCTAACCTCATATAGGTCGTATTGCATGTATATGTTGTTTGCTCCTGATAAATCATATAGAGTATAGATTCCACTATCGATAGATTTTGCTTGATTTCCATAAAGTGCTATAGCAAGTGTTTCGAAATCGTGGTCTGCCATTTCTATATCCAATACTATAGGATTAAAGTAAGTGTTAGTAATTATGACTGATTGTCCGGGTTGTCCTATAAATGGTATTGCATTAGGATTGTTAGATGGTGCACTAGTAGGTGTTAGTGTACAATAAACTAAATTTGTTTTTGAATTTGTATAAACATACCTAGGAGAAGTTTGATTTGGGTTTGTGTTATTTTGTTCTACCGTAACACAATAAAAATTGGAAGTAACTATTCTATAAAAATTATTTATTTTTGCTCCGTTGTCAGCATCTAAATATTCTATTCTATACCCCACTAAATCCATAGGTGAAAACCTATTTCTAAACTGTATCGGTATAGAATTTAAATCAAAGACTAACCCTTTAACATTAGGTAATGAGGACAAAATACCACAATCTAAAATTACGGTTCTAATTTCTACTGGTCTTATATAGACAGTATAAATTCCTTTATTTGCGAAAACTGCTGCTGGTAATTTAAAGTCATATAATCCACCTAAAATCTCACCTGTAGGCCCTCCTGTAGGAGCGCCGTTGTGAAGTATGGGTGTCAAAACAGTCGATGAATTTATTTCAAATACTGTAGGTGTTGAACTAGCGTCTCTATCTGCTTGTTGGTGTACTAAAATTTGTACGTCTTCGACTTTTACATCAGCTGGTCTTTTAATTCCGTATGCTCCTAATGCCATAATTTATGGTTGTTTTTCTATTTTATAGTAACCGTATCCGTGTAATTCCAATTCTCCAGTACTATTTATTTGTCCCATTCGTTGGGCTTTTTCAAAAGCTGTTACTTTGCCTCTTTCAATAAATATATTTGACCTAGTTTCTGGTCTTTGACAAACGTTCATTAAAACCTCTAATTTAGTTAAAGGTAATATACATCCCGTCACTTTTACTTCATGTAATGCCATTCTTCATTTTATAATAAATATCATAACACTTATTTCTATATTATATGTGGTGAATAAAATATTTTTTTCTTTTTACCAACATAAAGTTTCTGTAGTGTTAGGTGGACATACACATGGTATTGTACTTTCACTTAGTTGAATCTGGGCTCCTGTACTATTATCTACACAACATTTTAAACACTTAGTAGGTCTTTCTCCACCCATAACACAGTCACATTTTATCCATGACCAAACCCATCATCATTTATCATAATAGGTGGTATACACTTACATTGGGCTACACTCCATGACCATCCTTGTTGACATTGTTGTGGTTGACAACAATTAGCCCATGGTGATGGATTCCATAAAAATCCAAGCCAATGTTCACAGTCACAAGGATTTGCATTTGATGCTAATTTTTGATATAAGTACGAACCATCTTGCTTCAAGTATTCACAACATTGTTCACATGGAGCTACAGGTCCTGGGCACTGAGCAGCTAAACAAGTTGCTTTGTCAGGGTGTGGACCAATACCATCTTGTATACAATTCCATATACTCCAGAAGGGGTTTGTTAGTAAACATGACCACTTTTCTGGAACTGGTGGATTCCCACACGGTACCTGACTACTACTGGTACAACTTACCCAACCATAGTCCCATACAGTTGCACCGTATGGACCAGGATTTCCTGGATGTAAAGTCCAATGTTGATTACCATAGAATTCCCAGGTTGCCCCAGTCATATATATACCACAGCTTGCTGTTTGGCCATTAGGGTCTTGTATCCATAGTCCTGGGGTGTCATCCCCATTAGCAACTGGTGTTGGTCTTTTTACACAACAATAACAACAGAAATCATTAGGGTCTGTTACACACCAACCCTCAGAAAAATGTTGTGTAATCAATGGGAATTGTACCCAATTTAATGGTAAAGGCGCATTCCATACTGTTGACATATGAATATCACAATTATTACAATCTACTGGTTGAGGGGGTCCGCATGGTTGATTATCTACATTAATACCACAAGGTTCCCACGACCCATTATTACCAAGATTAACTCCTATATTTAAAGATGGATTTCCATAGTGTGAATCACAACCAACTGCGTCTGGTACACACTCACAAATTGGATTACCTACCCAATGATATCCTGGTGAACAGCTTATATTTTGAATACAAGGTTCCGGGTCAAGGGATTTATTAATCCCCCAACCTTTATTCTTGGATATTTTATCTTTTCCACCGCTATTTATAATATGATAGATATTTGGTTTACATTTACAAATTGGGTATGGATGCCATGTTTCTCCTACTGGGCACTTTTTTGGTGGTGTCCATCTTGTACATGGATTTATATTAGTTGTTTCAACACAACAATAACAACATTTATCTAGTGGGTCGGTTACACAATCATTTATATCATAAAATCCATATAAAGAATTCCATATTCCTTCAAAATCTATTGGTCCTGTTAATGAACTAGCTAATGTAACTGCACAATCCTCACACCCTTGCACACATGCAGCTAGACATGCTAACCATGCACCAGGTCCTTGGTATTGTGCTGATGAACTACTATTAAGTACACATACACACGTTCCAGGACAATTAGTACAATCATAACCAACATCGGGTACACTAACACAATGTATATCACACGGCCACCATATATTATTATTAAGTTGTAAAGTTTGTAGTAGAGCTTGTGTCGGATTAGCGGGAGATACGCTACCATTGGACCCATCCGCATATAACCCATTAATATGATTATGAAATATTTGACTTGGTGAAAACTGAGTTAGTGGGCTGCCGGCAGGGAACATACCATCATGCGTTAATACATAACAACAATGGTCATATGGGTCTTCAACCATATCAAATAAACCGTAACCAGTATTTGTCCATATACCCATATCAGTACCATATGTAGGTATCATAATATATGTGGTTGGGGTATACGTACCGCTATGAGGTGATGAAGTGACGTTGAGGGTTGCTCCTAAACACTCTATCTTACACCTATCTGCTATAGTCAAGTCACACCGGCAGACGCCTGCAGGTGCGGCTGGTATATTATTTTGACAATCCCCTTGAGATGCATACCATCCGAAAGGAGCTGGGATACATAGACAGCTATTGTTAGCCTGCAACTTACAGTCCCATCTAGTTAATCCTGTATAACAGCATGTATTTACTTGTGTTAAACAATCATGAAGGGATTGGTGGGTACCAGTAGCAGTGAGGACACAACTACAAGGACCATTACAATGTGTTACACATTCATATAAAGAAGTGCTTCCTGTATAACAACAATTCTGAGCTACAGCTGTGTGACACTCATCTAATGTACTGTATTGCCCATATGGGTCAACTATACAAAGACAATCTTTACTACAACACCATCTATCAGGTAAGGTAGTGGCTGAACAGCACGTAAATGGGTCATTTTCACAATTATATAATGCATTTAATCCTTGATATGTTCCCATTCCTGCCCCTACTTGTACACAATCACATTGAATATATGGTGGTGTACTTATTGTGGTTTGTTCACAATCATATTCTGGATATACTACTTCACAACAATTAGCTGCGTTATAACATTCTGTTTGTGAAGTAAATCCATCTTTATAATCTGGTACAAATACACAATCACAAAAACCTGTTTGGCATGTCCAAGAACCACAACAAGGTAAATTAGTTAAAGTTACTTGACAATCACCCTGATTATTAAAAGCGCCTGTTGGACCAGATATAGATTGGCAAATACATGGGTCTTGTGTACAACTACATGGGTCTAGACCAACGTATATACATTTATCCCAAGATGAAGGTATACTACCATAGGAGGACCATAATGCGTCACATATTTCTGGATAAGTATTAGCTAAGCTTACTACAGAGCCATTACTATCTGTTAGATTGACTGATATTAAATCATTAATCATACTATTCCATGAATTATAAGGCCCACTTGTTAGCCCTAAATTTAGGTATATAGTACTATTTATCGTTATTGGTGAACCGAATACAGCAAGAGGAAGCCCATTATGTAGACATGGATTAGGATTTGGGGGCATTAAACCTCCATAAGGAAATTTAAGGGTTAATATATCTACACTTTGTAAATTAGGAGACCCACCTGGATTAGATATCATATTTAATACATCATAAGACCCTGTTAATGTTAATGCTGGATTAATAATTGTATAAGGACCTCCGTAAGTATTGTGAGAACAATCATCATATTGAGTTCCTGGAATACAGTCCCAAGTTGTCACTGCAACACCTGGTGGACAACTTAGGTCACATGGCATCCATACTAAATTACCACTACCGCCACCTGGCCATACAGCTACGCTATTATTAAAATCATTAACATAAGCTTGGTAATAAAGGTATGGTGAAGTACTCCAATTTAGTGGGTTACCTACTGGTAGACCTGCTGTATCCCAAACACATACATAACAACATTCTGGTCCGTCGATGGAGTCATACGATGAAACCAAATCTCCTACTGCATATGATTGACCCATAACCCACAGTAAAGCCCCTTGAGATAGTGGAGTTACTGCTTGTGATGTTGTTATCCAGGTTATTCCATCTGTAGATGTCAAAAAGGATATAGGACTAGCATTATAACAATCATAACATCCACAACATGTCCCAGCGTCAGCTAATAAAGTAAGACTTGTTAGATATGTATGACAATCTGCCATATTAGTAAATGGATAAGGGGCGGCACAAGTTACGGGGGCATTTACAAACGTACAATTACATGCCCCTAATGGTGGTGTACAATCTCCACATACAAAATTACATTCACTTGTACATCCTGCTTGGTTGGTACCGTAAAAAGCAGCACATCCATTTCCATCAGTTGTCATGGGATTGGACCCTGCTACATAAGCACCAACGTATGATAAACACCCATCAACTGCATGACAACAATATTCTGTTTGGGGTGCTTGACACGGATATTGTCCTGAATTACTTTGTTGACATAGATAAGGGGATAGTTGGCTTGGTCCAAAATTGCAAATATTACCAGTGGTTCCACTACAGTACTGAGACCCCCAAAAGCATGAGAGCATTGCTGGGTCACCACA